CTATCTATGCATAATGAGCTTGCTCTTATATTGTAAGAGTCGCTTACTAGCAAATTCATATTCTACGTTAAATATTTCTTGTAATTCTCGTATAACTTGAGGAGCGGAGTAATTTAATTTGAGATCATCCATCATAAATGTTGGCATGCATGCATGGTACATAAAGTGATTAGCTTTGAATTCCTGATATTCACGAAAGAGGGGATACATATGAAATTGATCGCCTGTATGTAATAGAACATGTGAAAGCTCATGGCAAAAATCTTGCCATTGTTGCTTTGGCGATTGGTTTTCATTAAGAAAAATATAATACCGACCATCAATAAACAAGGCCTGACTCTTTTCTGACCAATAAAACACTTTCAAGCCCATTCGAAGGGCCATTTCTTCAAACTGCAGCAGAGTAGGGTCTGTAATGCCTAGACGAGTATAGAACTGTTGGACATAATCTTCCAGATGTGTATAGTGTATGTAAATCAACTCCTAAAACAATTATTTAGAACGTATGTTCTTTTTATTGTATAACAAAACCCTACTTTTTAGAAGTAGGGTAAATAATTATCATTTCAAAATAAATGTAAAATAACATATACTATAGGCATATACATATTTCATAAGAATCATGGAGGTGGTTAGTATGTTAAAAAAAACTTTAGGCTTTATAAAAAAAACTGAACAACAGTCTAAAAAGCAGAAGGAAGAATTTGAAAAAATGGCTAAAAGTAATCAAATGACAAAAAACAAAGTAAAAGAGCGAATTAATACAAAATCAAAAGAGTTTGAAAAAAAGCAAATCAATAAGAAAAAACATTTTGATATTATTCATAATAAATAGCTAAAGGAGTTACCATATAGTCCCCAGCCTCTATGATTTTAAATGAACCTAAAATTATATCCATCATCATGTTAGGTACTTTATCTAAATCTTTTTCTTCTAAATTGGGCATAGCAGAGTTTCCATCAATAACAATATTTTTTTTTCCTATTACCCTAAATAACATTTTTGCTTGCCTAGAATTATCAATTCTAAATGTTAAGGCTTGTGAAGACTCTCTTAAACTATCTTTACTCACAAGACCAATATTTTTCCCCGCTTTTATAAGTGCCATACCAGATAGTAATTCTGAAGCATATTTTCCAAGTGAGTGTAGTTGTTCGTACATTGATACTATGGGTTTAACTCCTTCAACTGTGGCTACAATGATATTTGCTTCAGCCATTTTTGCCCTATCTGCAGCATTAGGATTTTTTTTCGCTAATAATTTCTTGGCTTCTTCGTAGCTAAGGTCATACTGTTCAATTTCCATGAAGTAAATTTTTTTCATTGCTTCTGCATTTATAGAATTTTTTAATAGATCAAAATCATAAAATTTAAAGGTAGATTCATAGAAAAATAAGTCACCCTCTTTAAATCTATTATTTCCTTCAACAAGTAAATTTCTTTCTTTTAATTTTCTTATTAAAATTTCTAACGCATGATCATGAAAGGCTTTATTTAAAATATCTTTTTGACCTTCTAATATCGAAGTTGAATATATTTCTGATTCTGTTCCTCCATTTCCTTTTCTTGCACCGAACCTAAAGCTTCCGCCAGGAAGTATTCCTGTTGAAACTTTTACATTAGCATTTAATTGTCCATTTGAACTTCGTGTTGATTGCGTCGTTTCTCCATTTGTTTCTTGTGAAGAACTTTCCATAGTAAAATTATTAATTAGTCCCTCGTCTAATTGTGCTAACATAGAATTTATTATGTTTGTATCTAAGTAAATAATTTCCTTCATTAGGTATCTCTCCTAGCGTGATATATTTATGGATAAAGAACCGTTTGAACAGATTCGATATACCTGTTTAATTTGAAATAAAGAGGGAAAATTAATTTTCCGTTTTAGGTGTTTTTTGGACATGCTAATATAGCATATCCTATTTCTTTTCATGTTTTATGATTTCCCAAATATCACGTAATCGACGGACTACTTCTTCATTCGGCTCAGGAAGTTCTCTATAAAAAAACTTGCAGTTCAGGATCATTAGCGAAAGCGTGGAACTCAGCTTCGTCTTTTTCTTGTTGTGAAGGTGACGAAGGGCTATCTGTATTACCTAGTAGGTAGTCAGTGGTCGTATTTAATGTATTAGCTAAAAGTACAAGCATTTCATTAGAAAGAGTACTATATCCATTTTCATAGTTGCTGATTGTACCTTTAGTTGTTTGAACTTTAGTTGCTAATTGTTCTTGTGTCATTTTTTTAGCTTTTCTAGCTATTTTCAAACGATGATCCAACATGAAATCACTCCTTGTACAATTAACCATTAATTTTACCTCCGACTACAGATAAATTTGATTAGTTGAGTCAATTCAGTTATTATGCATCTTACTTAGGGTAATTTATCACTCAAATAAATACAGAATAATTAAGATTATATAGAAAATAGTAAATAATTCTTTGAGTAAATACTCCTACATCAACGATAAAAAATATTACTTAAATGATTAATACTCCCAATAATGGTGCTTTTAAAGGACATGTTATTTATGACATGTCCTATTAGGATATAAAATTATACTTAGGGTGCTGGGCGCTCGTGGGTATATTATTGTTTCCTTACTCAATACCTATGCGTTGCACCTTCTGACTACGTAAAAGGATTCGTCAGCTTGGCTCAAAGTTGCCATAGCAATCGTGCCTTAGGCTTCCTTTGAATTCACCCAGTACTTCCTCTATAGTTACTTATAGAGAGGGCATGGTAATACCAACTGCGCTGTTATTAAATGTAGATGCAATTTGACTTGCTGTTTCATATAACTCTGTGTTTGCAAGAGATGACATATGGTTTCCTAAGAATTTATCCATAGCGTCACCCTCTTTTGTGAAGTTACTTACAGCACCGTAAACTGTATCATCAGCGAATGCTCTAGCAGCCATCAATTTGTTATCAGGATCGTCTTTAAGCGATCCTTTCTTTATGTTTCCATAAAGTTCAGCATATGTGTTCACCCTAAGTAGTAATTGGATAAATTACAATTCCCCATTATCCTTCAAAATTTCCCACATCTTCCGCAGCTTTTCTAAATCCTCTTCCTTCGACTTCGGCAACTCTTTGTACCATTTTTGTAAGGTGGGGTTGTTGGCGAAAGCTTGGAATTCCGCTTCGTCTTTTTCAGATTTTGTTTCTTCTGAGGTGTCTGATTCTAAGTAGCCAGCTTTAATTAATAACTCTTTATAGTCATATTTGTATGCTTTTGATAAAAGTTTTAGTGTTTCAGGGGTAGGGTTAACATGTTTACCTGAACGTTTATCAAATCCTTTTTCGATAGTGTCTAAGTATGTATGACTAATACCGATACGTTTACTGGCATCTCGTAAAGACTCACTACCTCTTAATTCTTTCAGTAATTCACCTAGAGTTTTCATGTAATCACCACCTGTAATACATACTTTACAATACTTTAAATAATTTATGTATTTATTTAACTAAAAAAAACGTTAATCATTGTTGACATTTCGGTAAACCTTGTATTACACTAAGTGCACAAGGAGGTGTTATTCTTGGTTAACAAGTTAAGGGATATTAGGATGCAAACAGGAATGTCAGTTTCAGAACTTGCTCGTAGATCTGGTACAACACGTCAAACGATTACTAATATTGAGCTTCATGGACAAGAGCCTGGTGTTAAATTAGCATTACTGATCGCTCAAGCTTTAAATAAGGATGCAAAAGATATTTTTTTTGACGATTTTGTTATACAAGGTTTACAAAAAGGTGTTGTTTAAAATTTCCTACTAACAATTCAATCTCCTCAAACAACTAAAGAGAAAGGGGTGAGAACATGGAACAACGATTGAAAAAACTCGAAGAACGAGTAGCTATGTTAGAACAACATTTAGTAGAACTTGCTTTTCATGCAGGCGAAACAGCAGGGAAGTTGGCTGCTACAACAGTAACTTCCCGTAATGATGAAAACTCTTTAGTTATTGATGAGTTAAGAGAGAAACATGTGCGAGTCAAGTTATCAAATATTTGCTTTGAAAATCCGTACTATCAGTATCAATTAGAGCAATTAAAAGAAAAAGATGAATTAAATGCTATCAAGCAAATTGAATCAGCATTAGGACATAAACAAATCATTATTGGAATAGCTCATTAAGTAATTCATCCATAGAATCGAATGTAGTCTTGGAATATTCCTTCTCGGTATCATTTTTAATAGAAAAGCACCATGGATTTGTATCTACAGTTTCTAATTCTTGTTTCAAAATGTGGATACTTCTCTCGATTTTTTCTATCTCCCATTGTAGTGAATCGCCAGATGTTCTAGGAGCATAACTTCCATCATTCGATGGTTTAGGATTAATTCCGATTGAATATTGTTGGGAATCAAATGTTTTGCATTCTAGCTCAAAAATAAAATGGAAGATGAAATATCTTTTGTCAGAAATGTCGTGATGCAATATAAATTCCGAAGTTCCGTACACAGCTTTAGTAAAATTAGCTGACTTTGAAACTTCAAATCCTTTTGTTTCGAAAAATGATGAAAACTCAGAAATAGAATCTTGAATTAAACGATTAACTTTCACTTCCTCGGCTTTTGTTAGTAATTCTGATATCGTTGTCTGGGTTTGTTTCAGGTCTTCGAGTTTTTTTAGTTGCTCAATATTCATATGTATTACCTCATTTCAATATAGAATAAATGTTCTTACTAATTGAATATAACACATTATATTGTGGTGTTCAAAAAGAAAGGAGCCTATATATTGAAAATTCGTGTGAAAGAACTAAGAGAATACCGCAAGTTATCAAGGTATCGACTTGCCAAACTATCAGGAGTAAATGAATCTACACTCCAAATGATAGAAAACAGTGAAAATCCAAATCCAACATTTCGTGTTATGTGTAAAATCGCTGATGCTTTGGAAGTAAGTTTAGACGATCTAAGAAAGGAGTGAGATGCATGGAACAGCAATCTACCAAAGAGCTTTACGAACAACTAGCTAATCGTGAAGGTGTGACAGAAATCATTATTCCACCTTACGAAAAATTTCAAATTGTACAAGACCAGCGTGTACATGAATTTACTGGTCCTGCACGAGTATTAATTAATATAGATTAGGAGGTTAAGCATGTTTCGTAATATGCGCCATTATCTCATTTTACTTAATGCTTTTCTTAAAAATAGGAAGTGTAGCCAATGTTCACATAAATTTGGCGTTCTTCATTGTTACGAAGAATTTTGGATTTGTGAAACATGTGCACAAATAAATAGTGAACAGGGGTTTGAATTAGAACTTGATTAAATTTTATTCCAGATGACCATAAATTGTGCTGCTTCAGATTCAAGAGCAATTAGGTGATCTTCAGTGGAGGGTTCATCTGAAATTAATTTACCTTTTTGGACGTTTAAAATTGCAGGTTTTACATCAGGAACATGCTCAATGGTGAAATCAGATTGATTTAATAGTGTCAAAGATGAGCGGCATTTATTTTTATCAATTCGTTCGTCCTTCCCTTTGAAATACAACTTGATTAAGTATGAAACACCATCAATTTTTAATCCAAGTTCTGGTGATGAACGGACAGTTATATATTCGCTATACCAATTGGATTTGCCGGGTTCAAACCATTCAATTTTTTTATTTTTAATAAATTTCAAATGTGCTTTGACTGCTTCAAGATAATTCTTTTGTTTAGCTTGAGTCACCTTTTTAGCAAGAGAAAGCAAGTAATCGTTACTATATTCGTTCTCATGAAATTTTCGAATCCCATCTCGTAAAGGTTTCCAGTAATCAAAAGCAGGATTGTATTCATCTTGATATTTTATTTGCCTAACCATTGAGGTTTTTCCAGTAACGCCTTTAAAAGTAAAGTCAGTAAATTGAGTAAGTCCAACAGATATTTTTTTTGAAGACATTATTAACAACTCCTTTCTATCTGTCAATATTCGACAAAAGAGGATGGAAGCCTTTAATAAAAATCGGGAGGTTTTATCATGAATCAATTACCAAGAAATATCTCAAGTTTAGAAGTTGCAGAAATGGTTGGTCGTAGACACGATCAAGTATTGCGTGATATTCGTACAATTGTTAATCACTTAACAGAAGGGAACGACCACAAAAGTGTGGTGGTTGAAAAATACTTCCTTCAATCAGATTACAAAGATAAAAAAGGTGAATTTAGGGAGTGTGTTCTACTTACTAAAAAAGGCTGTGAATTATACAGTACTCGAATGACTGGTGAAAAGGGTACTCAATTCGCTGTTCAATACATCGAGCGTTTTAACGAAATGGAACAACATATCCAACATCAATTGCCAAGTGATCCAGTTGAACTAGCACTACAAACATCACTTAAAAATTATCAGGAAATCAAGATGATAAAAGGCGATGTGGAATATTTGAAAGATCATATGCGCATTGATGGTGCGCAGGAATTTGCGCTTAATGCACAAGGAAAAGCGAAAGTGCTAGAAGTGCTTGGAGGCTATGATTCAGCGGCATATAACGCTGTTGCTCGCAAGGCATTTGCTGAATTATGGCGTGATTTCAAAAGGCACTTCCAACTTCCGCGCTACAGTGAATTACCTAAAACAAAGTTTGATGATGCAGTTTACTTTATTTCCAAATGGCGACCTAGTACCTCACTTGAAATCGAAATTGAGAGTTATAACAAACAACAACTTCAATTAGTTAAATAAGTTTAAAGGAGGATTTCGATGTTAGCACAATCAGAAAGCGAAGTGATTCAAAGTATCTTTGCATTATCTGGTATTACACGCGAAAAAGTATTAGCCGTATTAGACAAAATGCTTATGGATCATGCAAGGCCTGCCCTTATATCGTGGACGATTGAGCAAATGTCTTTGTCCACAGGCATCAAAAAGGAGTACCTTGATAAGCACGTTTTAAAGGACCCACGTATGAAACAATTCGAACGTAGAAATAACGGTAACGGTTTACGCATTTGGATGTACGAAGGTAGCTTTGAAGCACTCCGAGAAATCTTGAATGAATGGGATTAAAAATAAATATATCGGGCAGATGTACAATTCCAACCCATTCTTACAAAGAAGTTGGGGCAAACAACCTCTTATTATCTCAACTATAAAGCTAACTTACTGACGATACCATGCGTGGTAAGCATAATATGCACTTTCTGCATGGAAGGGGGTGTCATTATGCATGTAGATATTGGAGCACTCATCAAAAGATGCCGTAAACGAGCAAAGTTATCACAGGAGGCATTTGCAGAGCTTATGCATACTACGCAGTCAACAATTAGCCGTATTGAGCAAAATATCATCGCTTGCGAGGCTAAATTTCTAGCACGAGCTGCAGCAATTACAAATTCTCAGGATGCAGTTATAGCAGCGTTATTTAGTGCAGATGCAGCAGTACAGTTTTTACAAACAGTACCCATGTTTATAGGAGGATTATTCAATTGGATGCTTTAGAAAAACTGAATCACCAGATTAATAGAGAACTAGCTTGGATTGAAGATCTAACAGTAGAAATCAGGATGCTTGCTTGCAAGGGGCAATTGCGGCTGAGTTAAACTTGCAAGGAAAAAAGCACAGGTGGTGAAGAAACTTGCGGATCAAGCCTAGGGCGTGGCGACATATGACATTAAAGTAAAGATTAATATATGTACATTTCTTTTGTGAAAAGAGGGTGTTGAAGAAGTTAAATGGCAATTGAAGGGCAGGTGAGTAGCAGTGGTGAAGGTTAAAGGCGCTGAAATCACGTATGACAAGCAAGGACGAATGAATTATCATCCTAAATTTCATTTCTCACATGGGAAACCTTTTACGGAAAGGGAACTTGAATATATCTGTAAGTTTTATGAGATTGATCACGTAAGAACGATAGCATTTGCAATCGGTAAAACGGAACGTGCGATTCACACTAAAGTGCAGTGCTTAAAAAGAGGAAATTTATATGATTATTATAAAAATCGCAATAAGTACTGGTAGGAGGGAAATAAGTGGATGCTTTAAAAGTTTTAAAGGATGAATTGTTGGATGCATTCAAGGAAATAGATCATCTACAAGAAATGTTAGCAGGCAATAACGGCATGAGCGTGATGGACATTAGAGCGCAATTTGTGGACCTACATCGTAAATGGTTAGCTGCTGAGCGTGAAAATAAGAAGTTGTTAGCGAAAATCGAGCAACGTTTTAAGCAAGAACAAGAATTGTTAGAAATTTTGATACACCAAGCTAAGAATGCTTCTGGCGAAGATGATTTCTTAGAACTTTGTAATCACCAAGTATCGTTGCAGCAGGCACGTGTGAGTACGATTTTAGACGTACTAGAGCTACTCCAGGGCGGTGGTGAAGAAACTTGCTAACGAGAATCTTTAGAAGTAAAAAATGGGACAAGTTATCGTTACAACAACGGTTGGCAGCTACTGGAAATTGGTGGTTCAGATGGTGAAGTGGTTAGTGAATTATTTTTATATGTCAGATGATGACCGCGATCAAAAACATAAGGAGTTTTGTGTTAAATGTGGTCTATGTATGATTGCCATTGGTATCCCGATCATTATTGCTTGCTGGCAATAAAAAAAGCTGCTTAATCGTTGGCCCGATTAAACAGCGAAACTAAGTTTAGTTATGAATAATTATATCACAAAATTAGACGTTTGCGAGTGTGATCTCGCTCTCGTCAAGCAGTCTACAACTCCGTTCCTCCCCTTGACGGTTTGCCAAGGTTGTAGGCTGCTTGATGGGATTGCCCGTCAGAAATGAGGTGAAATTATGTCCATTTGCGAGAAATTACAGTTAGCAATAGATGTTATTAAGAAATGTGACCTTGAGAAGGATGTATTGAATGTCGTGATCGCTCATACAGATAAGGTCGAAATTTTGATTAATAACGAAAATACACTTTTGGAATTAGAAGGTGTGAAGACAGTTAGTTATGAAGGGAACATGTTTAATAATAAAACTTTTGTTTTTATCGATGGTGTAGAAATTTACTCCTATCACAATTAAAAAACCACTGTTCCAGCAGTGGTTTAAAAAATACCATTTTAAAAATAAGTTACAAATATTGTACGCCATTGGCTTCAAGAAATCAATAGGTTAGGAGGGATACGATGATTTTTTCAGAGAGTAATACCAATATTGCGGCTGCGTTAGCCAAATCATGGGCTGTTATTCAAACGCCTAAGCACAATACAAAGGTAGAAGTGCGTACGAAAACTGGGCGCTCTTACACATTCGAGTATACCGATTTAAACGGCATTTTGGACGCAGTAAAGCCTGTATTTGTTGCAAATAAATTAACTATTATGCAGAACAGCTATACGCAAGCGGAGGGGAATACGATCTTTGCCTGTGTGGAAACGATTATTTTGCACGAATCAGGAGAGTATGCTAAGTCGTTCCCACTTAAATTCCCAGCAGCTAATAGCATGCAAGATTTCGGGGGGCAAATCACTTATATGAAGCGGTATAGTTTGGCAGCCATGTTAGGGCTGGCGACTGAAAAAGACGATGATGCGAACGGCATGAGTGGCAATGATTATGCTTATCAGCAGCAGCCACCGCCGCAAAATCAACCGCCAGTGCAAGAGTCTGCTCAACAATCAATAGATGCAGAAAAAGAAAAAATGTCAGGTGCCCAGTATACAGAACTGAAAAAAGCATTAGCAAAAGTAGCACAAGCTTTTGGGGCAGATGTACAAACCGTTTACAACGGTGCATTACAAGCTTGTTGGATTCCAGACAAGCATTCCAAATCGTTAACAGCAAAAGAGGCAAATATGTTAATCAATCATTTGTTATCTACTAAGGTGACCGAATGAATGACGTGCCACACCGAGTATTGTTGCCGCAGTGGATTTTTGACCAAGCAGCAGGCGATGAAACCGAGCTATATCGCCTAGTGCGCCGCTATATGTGGCAAAGCTACCCACATTACAAAATTATCAGAATCGAAGGTAGCTTCGCCATTTGTGAAAGGCTAGATAAATTTTTATAGGAGGACCAGCGGATGGAGAATAAAAACATCGTAAGAGTAGTCAAAAATAAAGATTATACAGTCATAAATAATACATCACTTTATGATAAAAATCTGAGTTGGAAAGCAATAGCCATCCATGTATTTATGCTCTCTAAACCTGATGATTGGACATTTCATAATAGCGAAATTATGCAATGGGCAACGGATGGTGAGACATCTTTTAATACAGCACTCACAGAATTGAAAAAGTATGGCTATGTCAAAAAAGAAAGACGCCGTGGCAAAAACGGTAAATTCGATTGGATCACAGTGGTCTATGAAGTACCCCAAGTTGAAGGGGATGGCGAATTGGAGCAACAACCAGAGCAGCCATTACCTGAAAAACCATCCATGGAAAATCAGCCTATGGTAGAACCATACCCCGAAAAACCATCCATGGAAAATCCACGAGTGGAAAAACCATTCGTGGAAAATCAAGGACTACTAAATACTAATATACCAAGTACTGATTTACTAAGTACTGAAAGATTAATTAATAATACTGATGATGATAAGGAGCCACCTGCTAACACAGCAACAGCAGAAAAGCAAACCGCTCCTCCAGCACAAAATGCATTTACGTTCTACGAGCAAAATCATTTTGGGGCGCTGGGCTCTTTAATCATTTACAAAATGGATCAATGGATAAATGACCTGTCAGAGCCTTTAGTTATCCATGCGATGGAAAAAGCCGTACTGAACGGAAAAACAAACTGGGGTTATGTGGAAACCATCTTAAAAGATTGGTTTAACAAGAAACTCTTAACGTTGGAAGCGGTGGAAGCTGAGGATTTACGTTGGAAGAATCAACAAATCCAAGCCAAACAACAACGTAATCAATCGCCAAGATATTATCCACCAAAACAGCAAACAGCACCTGTACCTGAGTGGTTTAAGAACCGCAATGACACTATTCCAGTTGATGTACCTGAATCAACATCAACCATGGACTTTGAAGCAGAGCGTCAGAAAATCTTGGAAATGTTAGGGAAGGGGTAGTGCGATGAGCAGACATGAGGAGCACATGAACATGCGGAACCATCTTGCAAAGGTTGCGCAGGCTAAAGGAACTTTTACTAACGGTACCGATCAAGCACTGGTACGAGCAGTGACACAATCCATGACACATGAGGAAGTAGCCAAGTATATCAATCAACTGATTAGCGAGTATCAGTTCCCGCTTCCGGTCTTACAAGACATCCACAAGCGGTTAAGCGACAGCCAATGTCCACACTACGCCATGCAGCAGCTACGGTATTTAGACAACCTATGAACCAGCCAAGCTATACACGAGTGGATGAGGACCCATTTGCAAATAGCAAAGCACCAATAGAAGTGATGGATGAGGATCTTCCGTTCTAAAAAAAGAGAAGGTGAATCTATGAATCAAATAGAGTTAGATTTAGGCATCCCGATTGATGAGAGCAAACTAGACCATAACCCTATGGTGAATACATACGGTTATGGTCCAGAAGACAAGCGCTGTAAGCATTGTAAACATCTATTCGCTAGGCAATATGCCAGAACCTATTACAAATGTGGTTTACGACAAAATACAAACGGTGCAGCTACAGATCAACGAGTGAATTGGCGAGCTTGTAGCAAGTATGAAAATAACGAGAGATAACCGTCATTTTAGAAAGGGGAAAGGGCTATGGCTACAACAGAACCGAAGTTTTTTTACGAACTGCTAAGAATATTAAAAACGGCTTATACTGGTGACCAAATTAGCATAGCTTACGAAGCTGAAAAAATTGCTGAAAAGTATGAGAAAAAAGGGTTGCAGGAGCGAGCAAATAAGATACGAGTACAAATAGAGAAATTAAGAGGTAAGAGGAGTAATAACCCTTTGGGGGAAAAGGCGCAGCGTCTTGGGTGTGAGTTTTTTTACCCAAGTGAAGCGGCTGTTAAAGCCAGGGACTTTGTACCAACGTCCAAAAATAAAACAACTATCGCTGAACTTATCAGTGTTATGAGAAAAAAAGAAGTTTTTTGGGAAGCAGAAATCCCGCTTCCTAACAAAACACTCTTATTTGGTCCACCAGGTACAGGCAAAACAATTAGTGCTCACTATATGGCAAGTCTATTAAATTTACCACTTATGCTAGTGCGATTAGATACATTAATTGATAGTCACCTTGGAGGCACAGCGGGCAATTTGAGGAAGATTTTTGATCTGGCCAATGAACAACCTTGCGTACTATTTTTGGATGAATTTGATGCGATTGCTACTAACCGCAAAAGGCTACAAGGTGACAGTCCAGAAAATGAAATGAAACGAGTCGTAAACTCATTATTACAAAACTTAGATGCTCTAAGCGATGAGGTAGTTTTACTGGCTGCTACTAATCTTGATAGTGATATAGATCCTGCTGTGTGGCGCCGTTTTCATAATCGTATGGATTACGAGCTGCCTAATGAGGACGAAATGTTTTTCTATTTGGGCAAAAATCTAGCCGATCATTTTCTTATCTGTGAAATACTACCACACTTAATTGGCCGAACGTTCTCAGACGTTGAGATTATCTTAAATAAGGCTAAAACAAAAAGTATATTAAGGTCGGTAGATTTAACTGCAACACTCATTCAAGAGTCATTGGATGAATTATTACTCCAAGAGTTAGAACCGAGGAATAATCATGAGTCATTGTAAACGATGCAACAGACCATTAAAAAGCGGCGAATCTATCATACGGCAATATGGACCTACTTGCTGGCAACGACATTTAGATGATCTTGAACAGGAGTTTTTAAAGAATCAGCTCACTATCTTTGACATACTACGGGATACCATAAATGGAGGAGATGAAGATGTTACTAGGGAGATGTGTTGATCCAGGGCCTTCAACTAATCTAAAAAAAGGCGAGGTGTACTACCTATTTCCGCATGGCGTCCTAGCATACTACGCTAGTCGTTTCCCTCGAGCGGAGTCGCATTTCGGGGTTTACCAAAGGAGTCGCTTTGAGCTAGTAACTGTAGATGCACCAACACAAGCACCCATCAGGTACCTAGCTCGAGTAGTTAAGCCACCCTCACATTTTTATCTGATTGGTGAGGAGTACATCATTACAGAGCCAAAAGCAAACGGTTATTACAGTGTGTATTACAAGCACCGTCCAGATGCGCCGATTGGGGCGTATAAACGTGCGGATTGTTTTGAGCGTGTTATATCGGTTGAAGAATCAGGAACAGCTACTGCATTTGAGGTTGGGGCAAGAACTGTACCAGAAGCGGTCAAGGTGAACGTGGCCGCCAAACAACAAAAATATGAGCAGCTTAGTTTATTTTAAGCATAAGAACCAAAGTGTGCAGCACAGAAAGGAGGACATTATGAAAAAGTTTGATGGTGCAACTGACGCTTTAAGAGAAGTGAAAAGATTATCTTCTGAAATAACTAGGTATGACAAAATATTTTTTGCCTATAACAAGTATTCAGAAGAATACTATGTGACTACTGAAAGCGATGAATTAGAAGAGGAAATATACCGACAGTGGTGTGATAGTGGCTGTGATAGTGAACCTGAAAGTGAAGCAGAAGATTATAAATTATGGGAATATATACTCGCTGTAAATAAAGAAAAATATCCCAACACATATAGAGATGCAAAGAAATCACTTATTGTTTCGGAAAATTCTTTGATAAGAAAGGATAAAAAAATCATATGTGAATACTCGGTTAGTTTTATTATTCCATACTGAGGATTGAGTAACGGAATTAATAAATGAATTAGGGTATTAAGCACAATGCCAATTTTGTGTAGCAAGCGAGGTGAAAACATATGAGATTTTTAGATTTATTTGCGGGAATTGGCGGTTTTCGTCTAGGAATGGAAGCCGCAGGGCATGAATGCGTAGGGTACGTTGAAATAGATAAATTTGCAAGAAAAAGCTATGAAGTAATACATGACACGAAAGGAGAGTGGACGGCTCATGACATCGCAAACGTTTCAGATGACGCTATTCGAGGAATCGGAAGTATCGACATTATCTGTGGAGGATTTCCGTGTCAAGCTTTCTCAGTTGCTGGTAAGCGAAAAGGTTTCAATGATACTAGGGGAACTCTCTTCTTTGAAATTATGCGCTTCGCATCTATTCTCAGACCACGCTATTTATTCCTTGAGAATGTCACAGGACTCCTCAATCACGAGGGGGGCGATACGTTCGAGACAATCATCAGAACGCTGGATGAAGTCGGGTATGATGCAGAATGGGATTGTATTAACTCTAAAGAGTACGTACCTCAAAACAGAGAAAGGGTGTTCATTATCGGACATCTTAGAGGAGCAAGTACCAGAAAAGTATTTCCTATCAAAAAAGCATCTGGACCGGTTAATGAAAGCAGAATCACGACAGGAACACTTACTGCCAGATACCCAGAGTCGCAACGTGAAGGCACATATATTGAAACGAATGGGAAAACAGGAGAAATAAATGTAATCGGAAACCTTGAAATAAAGGGTGATGAATACATCAAAAGAGTTTATAGTATTGACGGAATAAGTCCAGCCCTTCCGACAATGCAGGGTGGAATGCAAGAACCAAAGATAATGGTGCCAGGGAACGTTAATCCTTCTGGTAACGGTATTAATGGACAAGTTTATGGTATTGGTGGTTTATCACCTACTTTAACAACAAATAAAGGCGAAGGATTGAAAATTGTTCAACCAGTCCTAACTCCTGATCGATTAGAAAAAAGACAGGATGGAAGAAGAATAAAAGAACCAGGGGAGCCAATGTTTACCCTAACAGCACAGGAAAGTAGAGGATTTAACAAAGGTAATACTTTTAACATTGCTCCTACTCTTACCAAAAATAGTTGGGAACAAAATAATCATTTAATACAAGGGTGTGAAATTAGAAAATTAACTCCACGCGAATGTTGGCGACTGCAAGGTTTTCCTGATTGGGCATTCGATAGAGCTTCAGAAGTCAATTCAGATAGCCAGTTGTACAAGCAAGCTGGCAACAGCGTCACTGTCAATGTGATAGCGGCCATTGCCAAAGAGCTTTATTAAGCACAATGTCAAAAATACGTAGCAGAAAGGAGCTTAACATGAAAGCCATCACAATAAAACAGCCGTGGGCCTCATTGATTGCTTTGGGCGAGAAGAGGTTTGAGACACGTAGCTGGCAGACGAAATACCGTGGGCCATTAGCAATCCATGCTGGAAAGGCAGTAGATAAAGATGCTTGTAAGGATTATTGGATCAATGCCATATTGCAGCAACATGGCATTACATCTCATGAGCAATTACCAACAGGGGTTGTGCTTGCAACAGCCGAGTTAATTGATTGTCACAAAGTGGTATTAAATTTTTGCGAAGATGCAGCCGTTTTGGAAAATGTAGACGGAGTAATAAATGGGTTAGAAATGAAATTCGGAGACTACTCGGAAGGTCGCTACGCATGGGAACTTGATAGTGTAAAGCCTTTATCTGAGCCGGTGCCAGTAAAAGGGCAACTTAGTCTATGGGAATGGGATGGGGAGGCGCTTGCACCATGAGCAGCATACCGCGCATTTTACATTATCCAGGCAGCAAATGGTCTTTAGCAGATTGGATAATCAGCCACTTCCCAGATCATGAAACATATTTAGAGCCTTTCTTTGGATCCGGAGCCGTGCTTTTTTCAAAAAATCGTAGCCAGCTGGAGACTGTCAATGACTTAGATGGGGAAATTGTTAATCTATTTCAGGTTAGTCGAGAGCGGCCAGACGAATTGGCCCATCAAATTAAATTTACACCACATGCAAGGGAGGAATATTACAACAGTTATACGGCTGCGGATGACGAGCTGGAACGAGCTAGACGCTTAATCGTCCGTCTGTGGCAAGGGCGTGGAGGTAAAACAAGCCACCGTACAGGATGGCGCTCAATGATTGAAATGAATGGCCCATTACCAGGCAAAGAATGGCTAGCTTTTCCGGAAAAAATTGCTGTCGTCGCTGAAAGATTAATCGGTGTACAAATTGAAAACCAGCCTGCAGTCGAATTAATCCAACGTTACTCGAGGCAGAACGTTTTAATCTATGCTGATCCGCCTTACATCTTATCAACAAGAACAACAACCAGCTATAAACATGAAATGACAAACGAGCAGCACGAGGAATTACTTACAGTGTTAAACAACCATCCTGGTCCGGTTATTTTATCGGGCTATGAAAATGAGCTATATAGCGACATGTTGCAAGATTGGCATAAGGAGTGTAAGTCGGCTAAAGCGGAAGGTGGGGCTGCAAGAATAGAAGTGCTCTATATTAATCCAGTTGCTGCAGAACATGGATGTAGGCAACAGACGTTGTTTTAGAAACAATGAAAATATGTCCATAGTTTTACCTCATTATGTATTTTACGGAAATTATACCATAGAGAGTGAGTGAATTGAATGAAAGACGCTTGGGTTTTGCGTTTGAAAGATGAATTTAATGATTTAGACGTACCTCAATACTATACAGGCAATGACGATGATGAGGGGCTTACAGATGATTTAAGTCAAGCGAATATCGTCTACAACAAAGAAAACGCTGAAAATTGGATGCGAAATTGGGAGAAAGCTATTTTTGAAAAGTTTGGTGAAGATGCGATTTGTAATGCAGGCTATACGCACATGATGAATCATTTTGACTGGGTGGAGGTAACGGAGGAGTCAACAAATGTTAAAAATTGAACAAGCACGACTTGTGACAACTCATGAGATCCGCGAATGCTTTGGCTGTGCAGGTGGGATTAATAAAGGTGAGACAGCAGTATTTATTACAGTAATGGATCAAAATATAGGAATATATTTACATCAGGTATGCAACGTTAAAATAGTCAACAATAAAAACGCATTAGACAGCATCTATTACGGTTGTCTTAATGATATAGAGCCGACACCACAATGTCAAAAGAAAGGGTGAACAATAATGAAATATAAGTGCGAGAAATGTGGAAATGACCACTTGTTTTATAACGAAGTATCCTTATTAGCTAAACAACTCATTTGTAATGAGGAAAGTGCCATGAACGGGGAGATTGTAGATAAAACTGACGAAGTATCCAACACATATGAAATAGTGTACTGCTACCAATGCAGTGAAGTTGTCGATAGTGGAGAACTATATTAAAAAATCACCGTAGCAAGTTGGCGCTTGTTACGGTGAAACATAAGTTCCCTTATGCAAATGCAAATTTATTATAACACATAGGGGGGCAGCTTATGGAGAAGGCAACAATTAATACAGCAGAGAACGGCGTATATATCGTACAGGACGGCATTGTTACACCATTAAAGCCCAAACAGTATGGGCAAGACACCATCATCTGGCACAAAGGGCAGGTGCTTGACGTCGAGCGTGCTGAGCGTATTCGCATTAAACAAACTAAATAACCGTCCTTACGGAAAAACCGATGGACACTAATAGATTTTGGCAAGCATGCCAGGTCTATTGGTGTCCTTTTTATTTTTACATAACAAGAAAGGAAGATGGTCATGTACTTTCCAGATTTAATTGCAGAGTATAAACAATCATTAAAGGAGTTACGCGCGGCTGGCGGATGCCCAAGTATGGAGCGTGACATGCTAGAAGCTATCAAGTGGATGGAAACGGGTTACGATCCAGCTGAGTACCGTGCGGCAACTCGTCAAGATACGTTTGTCATGGACCATCGCCTTATGCAAGACTTAATTTCATATACAGATGCTGAGAGCTATGTACCCGACTGGATGAAAGAGAAAGAAAGTGATGATGATTCATGGGAAAATGAAATTGTAAGGATGACAAATATGAAAAATAAAATTAATAATGCCTTGAATGGGCTTACCGAAAATGAACGTGCTGCTTTTATTATGATACGCGCCGAACGTATGCCTTATAGTAAAGCTGCAAAAATATTGGGTATTGGTAAAAGTACTATTCAAGGTTATTTGAAGCGTGCGGAAATTAAAATAAGTATAAATATTTCCGAAGAGAGCTCTCTTGACGTACGTTTGCCTATATAGTAAGAAATAAATTTTCCTCTCACTTTGAATAGCCGTTTTAAGTTACTCCATGCAGAGGCTACTAAATTGGTAGTCTCTTTTCATCCTAAATTTCAGCAATATCTTCAAAATCGCAACAGAATAAAATTAAGTATATAAGTGCCCTCCTTCGGGAGTACTTTTTACTTTATTTTGAATCCTTTTCAGATGAGTTATCGTATTAAGAGTAAAAAATAGTTAGGAGGATATAGCATGGAGGATAAAATAAAAATTGCAGAAGGAATATCACTTGCATTGGCTTTCTTCATTTGTTCAATATTATTGTATTTGAATCCAACATTTTTAGGTAATGAGTTTATTACCAGTCTTATTGGTGTTGTGCTAGGATTCATTGGAATTGTAGGTTTTTTATTAGAAATTTCAAAGGTTTTTAAGGAATCATTAAAGTCAGCAATATTAGATGTGGGAGTAGCGTTTTTTTTGGGAATCATTGTAGTATTATTACATTATTTTTTCTCAAATAGTTTTGTTAATTGGGTAATAATTTTTTTATTATTGCTACTTGAGTTAATTTCATAATTCTAATCCCTTTAATATCAAGGGCTAAAATTAAATAAAAATGAGGCACCTCCCCAAATTCGGTATAATGGTAGCGACTAAACAACCCACCGAAAAGGAATGATGCCTCATGACTATTGTAAAACAAATGAGCCTATTTGACATCCGTGAATTATTGAAAATGGAAAGTTCTCGTCGTTTTGATGCTATTTTAGCCACTTTCGATGTGCAGCCAATCTTTCAACTATTTCGAAAGAAGACGATGCGTGGTGCTCCACGAGAATTAAACTACGGTGCGATGATTCAATCATTGATGATCCGCATTGTCGAGCGTATCCCTACCGTTAAAGATTTGGTCAATCGATTAACGCATGATTTCGTCTTTCGCTTAGATTGTGGCTTTTTAGTTTCGGACACGGTGCCATCTGAAGCCTCGTATTCACGTATGGTCGACGTGATTAGTCAATCAGATGTCTTAGATCGCATGCACGATGAACTTATTCAAGCTGCCTTTACAGAAGGTTTTCTTGAAGAGGAACACCTTAGTTTTGATGCAACACATTTTGAAGCGAGAGATGCCGCAAAACCAGCAGAGAAAAAAGAAACACAACCGAAAAAACGTGGTCGTAAATCAAAAGAAGAACGTGCTGCCTGGCTCGCTGAACAAGCAGAACTTGAAGCGAATCAAACGACTTTTGAAAAGAAGTTGGAAGCACAATTAACCATTCCATTGACGACTCTATGGCAAGACATCCCCATTGAACCAAAGTGGGGCATCAAGAAAAACAGCGATGGTAAAAACACATTCTGGTACGGCTTTAAAGGGCATTTAGCTGTTTCGACAAAAAGCCAATATATCGTGGCGCGTCTAATGTCTTCCGGCAATCTGAGTGATAGTAAAGCGGCGATTCCGTTACTAAAAAAGATGAACCATATCATGCCTAACCATTTCACAACGGCTATTTTCGATGCAGGTTATGACTATGAAGCAATTTACCGCCAGATTTCAATACAAGAGATGAAAGCTGTGATTCCATATGTGAAAAGACGTGAGGGCGAAATGATCGGTTTTGATGAACATTTCCGTCCAACCTGTGTGCGTGAACATAGCTACTGTTACGACAGCTTTGATGAAAAGTATCAAACGCTTAAGTTCACACGTCCAAAAGATTGCGCAACCTGTCCATTACGTGATGACTCGCTCTGTCAAAAGGTGTTTAAAATCAAGTGTGAAACCGATATCCGCAAATACACGTTTCCAGCACGTGGCTCCGAGCTATGGAAGAAACTTTACAAGGAACGCACAGCTGTCGAACGAGTAAATGCTTATTTAAAGCAATTTTTTCAGTTAAACAACGTCCGTCACAAAACCGGTAGAAAAGCTAAACTGCACTTCAACCTTGTGACGTTTATTTATAATGCCTGCAAATTAGCAGTCGATCGGATGAATGTACGTTTACAGCTACAAAACAACGCAGCTTAAATTTTAAAAAACAAAAATCAGACACAGGAGCAGTCTAAGCTCTTGAAAAAATCGATTTATGAAATTGATTCACTTATATATGGTTTTTTTAGAGGGGTATTTAAAATTGTTCTTCTTTCTAACTTTAACGGGAAAAATATATTATTAAAGATTCCACTTTTACTTCTTAACTTATCAGTTTTTACAGTATCTATACTTCAAATTTTTAAAATGTTCAAGATACTTTAGTAATCCAGCACCTTTCTAAGATATGTAACTAACGAATACTAAAAAGGGATGGTGGAGGTGGGTGTATGCAGGATGGCTAGAGCAAGAGATCCAAGACGTGACCAAGCCTATGATATTTATAAAGCTCATAACGGTGATATAAAGCTAAAGGATATAGCGGAGCAACTAGCTGTATCCGAAGGCACCGTGCGCGGCTGGAAAAATAAAGATAAGTGGGATGATCGTCTTGAAGCGGAATCGAATGGAACGTTCCAATCAAAGCAGGTGAAAAATACGGAACGTTCCGCAAAAAAGAAAACCAAAAGAACGCAACGGAGCAAAGCAACGCCAGAAGCGGAATCGCAAGCAACTGTACAATTTGAGATCATCGAGAGTGACGGTCTTAACGATAAGCAGTTGCTTTTTTGTATGTACTATGTTAAATATTTCAATGCTACAAAGGCTTACCAAAAAGCCTATCAATGCGACTATATAACAGCCAATCGAAATGCTTATCGTTTGATGGTAAATGAAGGTATAAAAGAAGAAATCATGCGACTAAAACAGCAGCTTGCCGACAGTGTGATGTTAGATGCTCGTGATGTATTGCAAAAGTACATTGACATAGCATTCGCCGATATTACGGACTATTCAGATTTTGGTACAGTTGAGGAAATTGTAAAAGATGAAACAGGTAAGCCGCTTCTGAATTATCAGGGTGAGGAAATGACGTATCAACGTACTTACGTTCACCTTAAGAATTCTGATGAAGTAGATGGCACAATTATTAGCGAAGTCAAAAAAGGTAAGGATGGTGTTTCTGTTAAGCTTGTTGATAAGATGGCCGCGCTTGCGATGTTATCAAAGTACACCGATTTATTAAGTGACAAGCAGCTAAAGCGACTACGTGAAGAGCAGTTGAAGTATAAAAATGAAATTAGCCGAATAGAGATGGAGCAACAAAAACGCGAACAACCAGTAGGAAATGACACAAATAAATATGCCTATATGACGTCAGAGGAGCGTCGAGAAGCGATAGAAAAGTTGAAAGGAATGACGAAACAATGAATGCGGAACAAGCAGAGGTTGAACTATTAGATGCGCTCATTGAGGAACGAAAATACCTTTCTCGTCAATCCTTTTGGGAATATTGCAAAACAAGAGCTCCAGAATTTTATAAAGAAGGTCGGCATCACTTACAAGTAATATGTGAAACCCTGCAAGCTTTGTATGAAGGAAGATTATTAAATAGTAAAGGTGTACCCTACGAAAATTTAATAATGAATATCCCACCGCGTCACGGCAAGTCGCGTACACTTATTCATTTTTGTGAGTGGGGATTAGGCGACAGGCAGGACAATCGCATCATCACCGCTTCATACAATGAAGATTTAGCAACAGTGTTTAGTCGTTATACTCGTGATGGTATCAGTGAAGAAAAGGTTTACCCGCATGAAATTGTCTACAGTGATATATTCCCTAAAGTGAAAGTGAAAAAAGGTGATTCATCCTATCGCCAATGGGCACTCGAAGGACAGCATTTTAGTTATAAAGGAGCGGGACTTGGTGGGTCTATCACTGGTAAAGGTGGCAATATTTTAATTGTCGATGACCCAATAAAAAATGCTGCTGAAGCTCAAAACGAAAATGCTTTGGATAAACAGTGGCAATGGTTCACCGACACATTTCTTTCACGGCAGGAGCAAACAGACCGCTCTATTAAAATTGTCAATATGACAAGGTGGAGCAAGAAGGATATATGTGGTCGAATCTTAGACAGCAAAAGGGCAGATGAATGGTATGTACTGATGATGCCAGCTATGGACGAAGAGGGGAATATGCTGTGTCCTGAATTGCTGAATAGGAAAAACTTTGATGCCTTGGTCGACTTTATGGATGAGGCTATTTTAAATGCTAACTATTATCAACGGCCATTAGACCTTAAAGGGCGTTTGTACAAGGCATTTAAGACATATGATGGTGAATTACCTGCTTTTAAGGCAATTAAATGTTATATAGATACAGCAGATACAGGGGATGACTACCTTTGTGGCATCGTCTATGGTGAGACATTTGATAATGAGGCGTACGTGCTGGATGTTTTATTTACGAAAGCGCCTATGGAAGAAACAGAGCCAGCTACAGCTAAAATGCTATACACTAACAAAGTTAACCATGCTTACATCGAATCAAACGGTGGAGGGCGTGGTTTTGCGCGTTCTGTAGAGAAAATCTTAATGGAAGAGTATGGTAGCAATTACACATACATTGAGCCATTTCATCAATCGAATAACAAAATAGCGCGTATTTTATCTAATTCAACGTGGGTGATGAATCATATTTATTTCCCGATCAATTGGAAAGATAAATGGCCTGAGTATTACAAAGCAATGACTGAGTATCAACGTGAAGGTAAAAATGCTCATGACGATGCTCCTGATGCAACTACGGGGATTGCTGAAAAAGTAGGTGTAGGAGATACATTCAGTTTTGATTAGAAAGAGGTGAAATAAACAGTGGGGTATTTTCCATATCAAGGGGCGGTAACGGATACAGAGGTAATTAATGCGAATATAGCGGCAGGTTCACATAATGTTATAACGGACCTAAAATGGCTAGAAAACGAGATTAATAAGTTTAAAAAGTCGGAGATTCGTAGGTGGATGCTCACAGGTGCAGCTTACTATGAAGGTGAGCAAGAAATATTAAAGCGAGAGCGTTTAGTTATCGGTGAGGGTGGGCGTTTGGAAGTTAATAAAAACTTGCCAAATAACAAGATACTAGATAATCAGTATGCGAAGCTTGTAGATCAAAAGGTAAATTATCAGCTTGGTAAGCCTATAACAATTGAAACTGAAAATAAAGAGTATCTTAAGAGGCTACAAGTCATCTTCAATAAACGATTCCACCGGACAATAAGAGGTGTTGGACAGGACGCCTTAAATGGCGGCATTGGCTGGTTGTATCCGTATTACAATGAAAATGGTGAGTTTGCTGTCAAACGTTTTCCTCCCCATGAAATCATTCCGTTTTGGAAAGATTCAGAGCGAACAATGATTGATTTTGCCATTAGGATATACACTACGAAGGCTTATGAAGGGGATAGAGAGGTAATCACAGAAAAAGCAGAAGTCTATAGTGTAAATGGGATTGAACATTATGAGTGGTTTAATGGACGTTTAGTTTCAGATGTCTCTAAGAACACCGCTTCGTATATCACGGTAGGAGATGGAGAGTCTATTTACATGCTAAATTGGCAACGAACGCCGCTAATTCCGTTCAAATTCAATAATAAAGAAATCCCGCTCATCAAGCGCGTAAAATCCTTGCAAGATGGCATCAATGTTATGCTAAGTGACTTTGAAAATAACATGCAGGAAGATGCACGAAATACACTTTTGGTCCTGTACAACTATGGAGGACAAAATCTAGGAGAGTTTAGGCGTAATTTGGCACAATATGGTGTTGTTAAAGTAGTTCGTAATAAGGACAACCAAGGCGGTGTAGAGACACTAACTGTTGAAGTAAACCCTGACAATTATAAGGCGATCCTATCATTATTTAAAAAGGCGCTTATTGAAAATGGTCGAGGCTATGACGCAAAAGATGAGCGCATGGCAAATAATCCTAATCAAATGAACATCCAATCAATGTATAGTGATATTGAGCTAGATGCGAACGGCATTGAAACAGAATTTCAAGCATCATTTGAAGAATTATTATGGTTCATTAATGCTCACCTAGCTAATACAGGTCAAGGGGACTTTGAAGGGGAGCAGGTTAATATTATTTTTAACCGTGACATTCTGATCAATGAAAAAGAAGTCGTAGAAGTATTGGAGAAATCTCCATATTTATCAGAAGAAACAAAGATTGCACAGCATCCGTATGTAAAAGATGTGCAGCTTGAATTACAGCGTAGAGAAGCGGAACAACGTAAGCAGATGGATATGTTTGATAATTACGACACCACATTCCAGAAAAAACAAGGTGAACTAAATGACGATGAAACCTCGTAATTATTGGCGCAAACGTTTCGAACTGTTGGAACAGGCACAACACGAACGCTCCATTTTTTATTATGATGACCTTGTGAAAGCATACACGCATACCATGGACGACTTGGAAAAGGATATTCTTAAGTGGTATAGCCGCTTCGCTAAGAATAACGAAATCACATTGGATGAAGCGAAAAGGTTATTAAAAAGTGATGAGTTGAAAGAATTTAAGTGGAATGTGCAGGAATATATCAAATATGGCGAACAGAATGCGATCAACCAACAATGGATGAAACAACTCGAAAATGCATCTTCTCGTGTCCATATTAGTCGTTTGGAAAGTTTGCAAATGCAGATACAGCAGCATATCGAAAAACTGTATGGTGGCCAAATTGAGGGCTTTGAGCGTTTTATTAAAGATCAATACCAAGCGCAGTATTATCACACAGCTTTTGAGGTGCAGACAGCTTTTAATGTGGGCTTTACGATGCAAAAATTAGACGAACGTTTACTAGAAAAGGTGATTAGCAAACCATGGACTGCTGACGGCATGACCTTCTCGCGTCGTTTGTGGCGAGATAAAAACATTTTAATCGACACACTGCACAAAGAGCTGACGCGCACCGTTGCTACTGGTAAACATCCAGAAACAATTGTAAATGTGCTGCACCAAAAACTAGGCTCTACCAATACCAAATATCAAATTCGCCGTTTAGTGATGACTGAAGCGGCGTTTTTTAGTGCAGCAGCACAGCGAGAAGCGTATAACGATTTAGATGTAGAGCGCTATGAAATCATTGCTACACTTGATTTTAAAACAAGCACTATTTGTCGGGAAATGGATGGCAAAGTGTTTAAACAAAAAGATTTCATGCCTGGTGTAACTGCCAATCCATTTCATCCACACTGTAGGTCCACAACAGCCCCTTATTTTGTTGATGATTATAGCCAGCGTGTTGCCCGTGATTTGGACGGACAGACGTACTATGTACCAAGCAACATGAAGTATGAAGAATGGTATCAGACTCAGGTAGAGAAGTATGGAGCAGATAAAATTGCTATTACTAAAAAGATACAGGTGAATAAAAGTAAAGACAAACAACAGTACGATAATTATAAAAAGACGCTTGGTCAGAATGCACCTAAATCTTTTGAAGAATTCAAAGATATTAAGTATAGTAAAGGTAACGAGTGGAATAAACTTCAAGATAATTATTATGTAAAATCAAATTTACGAGATGGTACTTTTGGAACTAGGGTTAATCCAGAAAAACAAGCTCCACATATGGATTCAACTCGAACAGAAGGGAAAAGTTATTTCTTTGATACGGAGAATGTACAAAAGATTTTGGATCAATATGCAGGTACAGGAATTGTGGAAAGGGACCGTCACGGAAATAGAACAGTCAAAGAAGTAATTGTTTTAGATCGGATTATCGGGGTAGCTGTCTCTAATAATGGAGCTTACGAAACTAACAAAGTAAAGATTCATCACTCGAAAAAACGGACACATTTAGTGCCGATTAGACCAGATTGAAAGGAGTGGAAGCATGGATATCTTCTATAATCCAGGAGAAAAAATTAAAGTTACTTTTACTGATGACCAAACTCTAATAGGAATAGTTGACCATTGGACTTCTGCAAATGATAGTGATGGTGACATTCAGGAATTAACTATAAAGCCTATAGATGGCGAGCTTAAAGATCAGTTAGTTAATTTTAACGAAAATGAAGTAAGCACAATAGAAATTATTAAGTAAAAGCACCTAACCAAACAAGAATGGTTGGGTGCTTTTAACATTCTTCGAAAGGTGGATAAATATGTTACCAAACAACGTGAAAGTAGGTGGTGTTAACTACACCGTGGAAGAAGTGCCTCACTTAATTGCAGACCAAGAGCTGTGGGGGCAGATTTTAATGCGTGATGCCAAAATACAAATAGATAGTTCGTTGGGGGTGGATCGTAAAAGGCAAACGTTGATTCATGAATTAACACATGCGATCTTTTTAGAAGCGGGCTATAAAGACCAAGATGAGGATATGATTAATCGAGTGTCAATTGTGTTGCATCAAGTATTACAGGATAATCCTAGTTTATTTCATTCCGCTGTTCATATCGCTGAGAAATTTACAATGAAGAAATTAAAAAAACGGGAACGTATGAAGCTCTAAAGCTTAAAAAGCCGTAATGATACAGCTTTTAATTATGGCGTAAAGTAGCGCCAAACGGCTGATATAGCGGAAAGGCTTGGTGGTCTGTATATCTCGTCTTTTTAGCGCTTGCAGACGTTAAAGAACAAGTGTTTTACCTAGCGTGTCGAACACGTAAAAAACGTAATGGGAGGCAAATAATTATGAAAAAAGAAGATTTAATTGCAATGGGATTGAGCGAGGAGCAGGCAACTGCCATCGTTGAGAAATACGGTAATATGATTCCGAAAGAGCGTTTTGACGAGGTGAATAATGCAAAGAAAGTACTTGAAAATCAAGTGAAAACGCATGAAACGCAGTTAAAGAAATTGCAGGATACGGCTAAGGGAAGTGAGGAACTTCAAGCAACAATTACAGAGCTACAGCAGGCTAATGAAACGGCCAAAACAGAATATGAGCAGCAATTGAAAAACGAGCGTATGAGCGCAGCGTTAAAACTAGCGCTAAATAATAAGGTACATGATGTTGATTTAGTAGCGGGCTTAATTAATCGCGAAACAATCGAATTAGATAAGGACGGAAACGTAGCTAAAGGACTTGAGGAGCAGCTTAAAACACTGCAAGAATCAAAGTCCTTTTTGTTTGTGCCAGATAAACCAAATACACCACAGTTTAAAGGGTTTGTTCCTGCTAATGGGATGCAAGGACAAGCTAATGGGATGCAAGGACAAGAGGGCGGTACAGAAATCAGTTTTGGTAAACAAATTGCTGAAGAGCGTTCGAAGGGAACAGAACAATTAGATACTGCTCGCGACAATTATTTCAAATAAAGGAGATGAATTTTAATGAGTAAGTTTGTAGAAACGACTTATACAAATAAAAAAGAAATTTTAAAATTCCCGGATCATTATGTAAACATGGCCATTACAGTTTCGGATGAAGGGATTAGCCCGAATGCGGAAGGGAAAAAGATTGTGCCTGCTGGAACTATCCTTGGTGGTGGTTTCTTGTTAGATGAATCTATTAATGCTGTAGCAGCAAATGATGCAGGTGCCGAGGGAGTTCTTTTCAATGATACAGATGTCACCTATGGTCCAGCACCAGGAGCGGCATTGCTTCATGGTTTTGTTGCATTGGACAAATTACCGCAGCAGCCAACGCCGGAAGCAATACAGGCTTTGCGTCAAGTTACATTTTTAAAATAAGAGAGGATGAAAATTAATGCCAACAATTTTTGATTTAGTAAATGCAAAAGAGATTGCGGATTATTACGAGAACAATCCATCAAATAATATTCCATATTTAGGAGCAACATTGTTTCCTCCCAAAAAACAACTTGGCCTAGATTTAAGTTGGATTAAAGGATCAAAGGGGTTACCAGTAGCCTTAATGCCATCTGAATTTGATGCTAAAGCGACATTACGTGATCGTATCGGATTCAAAAAAATCGAAACGGAAATGCCGTTCTTCCGAGAAGCTATGCGAGTAGGGGAGAAAGACCGGCAAGAATTGAATCGTTTGTTATCGTCTAATTTAGATAGCATGACACGAACTTTAATCGCAAATATCTATGATGACATTACAAATCTAGTGAACGGTGCCAATGTGCAGCCTGAACGAATGATTATGCAGTTACTTTCTACAGGTAAAATTAAAATCACGGCAAATCGCCAAGATTTCGACTATGACTATAAAATGAAAAGTGATCATAAAGAGGCGTTGGCAGGAAACGCTGTATGGAGCACTGCCGATGCTACACCAATCGAGGACATTATTCGTTGGCAGGATACAGTAGAGGAAAATACAGGCGTTCGCCCTACGAAAGCGATTTTAACACGTAAAACGTTTGGCTATTTATTAAAGCATCCAAGCATTCGTTTGGATATGAATCCGTTAGGTGGACAAAATATCATTCTTACAGATGCTATGTTAAAACAGTATTTACAAGATAAATTAGGTATTTCTGTAGCTGTATACAACAAGAAATATCTTGCTGAGAATGGTACTTCAAACAGCTTCTATCCAGATGAATATTTCACACTTATTCCAGATGGCACGCTAGGAAACACATACTATGGTACGACACCGGAGGAATCAGATTTATTAACAGGACAGTCAAATGCCGAAGTTTCCATTGTAAATACTGGTGTTGCTATTACAACAGTTAAAGAGCCACATCCTGTTAATGTTGAAACAATCGTTTCCGAAATTGTAATGCCAAGCTTTGAAACAATTGACAATATCTTTATTGCACAAGTGAATTAGGCTGGTGATGACATTGGCAAATATAAAAGTAAAAATTAAAGAAGGCGCTTTTCCTGTGAGGTACAAGGGAGAGCGCTTTTTAGTCGGTCAGGAATTGACGATTGATGAAAAACATTTTAATGGTGCAATCATGGAGCAGTTGGCAGTAACGGAAGAACCGAAAAAGCCCGCTTCCCGTACCAAGAAAACGACTGAAAGTGAGTGATAACCATGTCAGTCAAAATAAAGTTTGAGGATGTAAAACAGCGAATCGAAGGACTAGGGGGTACTGTATCAAGTGTCCCTAACAGCTCTGATACGTATCTAATTGGCTTTGCAATCGACAAGGTAACAAACTATATCAACAATCAAACCAACCTTTCAAGCATCCCACAGGAGGCATATAACCAAGCTGTGGATATGGTGGTAGGTGAGCTCCTTGCGACTAAAAAAGCAATGGGCCTGTTGGATATTGAAACAATCGATTTTACTATGGTTGCCAAAAAGGTGCAGGATGGCGATACCAACGTGGAGTTTGCAGTCAGTGAAAAAAGTACGCCTGAAGGTCAATTTAATGCCTTTCTTGCATACTTAAAGCATGGTGATCTCAATTGGTCTAAGTATAGGGTGCTTGTATGGTAAGCGCACGTAGAAAAGCCATACAAAGCTTGTACCGTGGCATTTGCACCGTTAAAACATGGGGAAGTGTAACAGATCCCGTTACGAAAATTACTACTCAAAAAGAAACAACAAAGTTTGAAAATGAGCCTTGTAAACTGTCTTATGAAAAGCAAACCACCGCTTCAAACACGGGCGGGCCTGCAACCATCTCACAAACTATAAAGTTGTCATTGGCACCCGAATTAGATGTTCCACCAGGAAGCAAAATTATTGTTACTCAAGATGGCGTAACGAATGAATTTACCCGAAGCGGCTTGCCAGATGTGCATATGGACCATCAACACATCCTGTTAGAAGCTTTTCAGGGGTATACATGATGGCAGGACGAGTAAGAGTCAACTATAGGCAACTGGAGCGATTGCAAAGGCGTATTAATAAATTTGCACAAGTGGATATGGAAGCCTTTTGTGAGGCGATGGCGAAAGAGTTGGCAGCTCGTATGTTAGCGAAAGTAATCAAACGTACTCCTGTTGATACTGGTGTTTTACGTAGAGGTTGGACAATTGGACAAATAAGTAAAATTGGTGATGAATACAAGATTGAAGTTATAAATTCGGTAGAATATGCACCTTACTTGGAGTATGGCCATCGTACTTCAAATCACCAAGGCTGGGTAAACGGCCGCTTCATGATGACAATTAGTGCCGATGAATTAGAACAACAAGCACCAGCAATTATCGAGCGTAAGTTAAAGGCCAAATTAATGGAGGTGTTTAGATAGTGGAAATACAAGATATTATTATTGCTATTTCACGTAAATTAGAAGCAGCATTTGGCGCTGACTATAAAAAGTACATTGACCAAGTGCCGCAGAACTTTGAAACACCTTCATTTTTTATTCAGTTTTTGAATTTGGAACACATACAGCAAATCGGTAAACGTTGGAAGGTAACACCGCTATTTAACGTGCAGTATTTTCCGCAAGCGGGGGCATCAGAGAGCGCAAATATGAGCCTGAAGATACAACAAGCATTAAAAACTATTGAGCTATTAAACGGCTCTATTATGCTTGCTAGAGGAGTTAACAGCGAGGTTGTTGATGGTATCGGACATAATTTCATGCGCTTTGATTTCTTCTTACAAGAAGTGGAGCAAAAAGTATTTATGGAATCGCTTAAACACTACGAAAATGGTAAGGAGTGGATGGTAGTTGGTGAAGAATGAAGCAATTAAAGAGAAAGTAAATGTGACAGGTGAAATGGTTGGAGAGGTTATTGCATCCACCATACCGACATTTACAAAAGAACAACTCGTAAAAAGTAAAAAATATGAACATCGACAAGATGCACTGAACGCTTTGCTACAAGATGGCAAGGCGTATTCTTATGAGCAAGTAGATGAAATTCTTAATAAATTTGATAAAGGGGGTAAATAACGTGGCGTTAGGTGGAGGAACATTTTTAACACAAAATAAAGTATTACCAGGTACTTATCATAATTTCATTAGTGCAGCGCGTGCTTTCGTAAATTTATCTGACCGTGGCTATGTTGGCTTACCAATTGCGCTTGATTGGGGCGTAGACGGTGACGTATTCGCTGTAACACAAGAGGATTTACAAAAAAATTCACGTAAAATATTTGGCTATGACTACACGCATGAAAAGTTAAAGGGTATTCGTGATGTATTCAAAAATGCAATTACCGTTTATTTTTACAAGCTTGCTGTTGATGCTGTAGCCGCTTCAAATGATTTCGCTACAGCCAAATACAAAGGCGTGCGTGGTAACGGTATTACAATCGTTATCCAAGCCAATGTAGATGAGCCTACAACATTTGATGTTAAAACTTTGTTAGCTGGCGTAACAGTTGATGAGCAAATTGCTATAGCAAGTGCTGCTGATTTAGTAGCAAATGATTATGTGACGTTTAAAACTAACGCTACACTTGCTGCTACAGCAGGCACACCGCTTGCAGGCGGCTCGAATGGCTCTGTTATTACTGGTGGCGCACATCAGGAGGCACTAGATGCTTTAGAGGCATATGGCTTTAACACATTGGGTTGTTTATCATCTGACAGCACAATTAAATCACTGTATGTTGAATATACAAAACGCATTCGTGACCAAGTGGGCGGCAAATTCCAACTTGTAGGGCATAAGCTTGGCACTACAGAACATGAAGGTATTATTGATGTGTTGAACAATGCTGTCGGTACTGACGAGGAAGTGTTTGGAGCGGTCTATTGGGCTGTAGGTGCACAAGCTGGTGTGGCAGTTAATCGTTCAAATACGAATAAACGCTACGATGGTGAATACACGCTAGATATGGCTGAAACTAAGACACAATCACAGCTTACGGTACTATTAAAAGCTGGCAAATATGTATTCCATCGTGTGGGTGACGAGGTAAGAGTGCTTGAAGATATAAATACTTTTACTTCATTTACAGTTGATAAAAATGAAGATTTTAGTATGAACCAAGTGATTCGTGTACTGGACCAAATCGCAATTGATACGGCACAAATCTTTAATAATCGTTATTTAGGGAAAGTACCAAATGATCAGGATGGACGTATTTCACTGTGGAATGATCTAGGCTCACATCGTATGGAACTACAACGTATTCGTGCTATTCAAAATTACAATAAAGACGAGCTAACCGTAGAACAAGGAAATTCTAAAAAGTCCGTTGTTGTCAATGAGGTTGTGAATCCTACTGTAGCGATGTCACAACTTTATATCACAACAACGGTAGCGTAAGGGGAGGGAAAAAGAGTGTTCAAAAAAATTGCTCGTTTCTTTACGAATGGTATTGATTATCGCTTGAAAGAAATCTATTGGAAAGATGAAGAGGGCAAGCATTACGTGTTGTGGATTAAAGAGAGTATCTTAGGTGACATAAAAATTGTTGCTTTTGGTACAGGAAAGGGGAGTCAAGGTGGCTGGCCATTAAAAGCGGAATTAACAAGGAGAAGCCCTAACATTCCGACAAAAATAAAAACGTTCATCAGTATGTTAGGGCGACATTTTAAATACTAGATGCCAACTCGAAACCTTCGTCAGTCAGTGTCACATAACTAGCACTCAAAGCCGGGCGAGGTAATTCAATATAGCCATCTTCGTAAAGGTTGTCTAAAGCGGCTCTTACTTCAGTCTCCATTCTCGTAGGAAAAACAAAGTAGCTAGTTAACGTATTTCTTTCGCGGTAGGTTTCGAAAGCATTTTTTAAAATAGCTCTCTCCATTTTACGCATATGTATCACCTCCAATCTATAACCATAGTTTAACAGACGTGGAGTTGTGAAAATGTGTTGAATTGAATAATAACTTATTAAAAAAAGGAGGATTTATATGCCAGAAACAACAATGCATGCACGTGATGCTGTGCATGGTGCACAGGGTGTAGCATGGGTAACAATTGAAGGAAATCGTTATAAGTTTGCGCAACTTATAAATTTAGAAGCTCGTATGGAGAAAACTAAAACACAAGTACCGATTATGGGTAAAACAGGTAAAGGAAATAAAGCAACTGGTTGGGAAGGAACAGGCTCCGCCACATTCCACTATAATACATCGATATTCCGTAGATTACTAAAACGTTATAAAGATACGGGCGAAGATGTCTATTTTGATATTCAGGTTACGAATGAAGATAGTTCTGCAAAAAGTACGGGTCGTCAAACAACTATTTTGAAAGACTGCAACATAGACGGTGGACTAGTAGCGTCACTGGACGCTGATGCAGAATATCTGGAAGATGATTTTGACTTTACGTTTGAGGATTGGGATTTAGTTGAAGAGTTCTCTATGTTACCAGAAATGCAATAAGGGGCTTGTTGCTGCAGGCTCTTTTTTATACTTAAATATTAGAAAGGATATGATGAATATGCCAAAGGTTGAAGATGTAATGGGAACAATCCCTAGTAACGGGGAGTCTATACAGCGACATTTTGCAGAGATATATAGACAAATTGGGATACATTTTATCAATAATGCAGAGCGATTAGGGAATAGCGTATTTGAGGGAACGAGTGGTGTGGATATTTTTATCAGTATGGATCCTAACAATGTGATAACGATTGATATTTCCCAGAAAGAGATTTTGAAAAAACAAGGTTTGACAGCTAATGCGACTTTAGGGAAATTGCAAGTAACACCTGAATTAAAGAACCTCACGCTAAACCGCTTTAACGCAGAGCAAACAATCGAAAAAATAGCTGAAAAATTAACTGAAATTACGGAGGAAATCACACATGAATAACTTACAAGCGTTTTTCTCACATAACAAAAAGCAACAGGACAACATTAAAAAGCCTATTTCAAAAAGCTTCATTGACGAAAACGGAAATGCAATAGAATGGGAGTTTGCGCCAATCAGTCCAGAGCGTGATGCAGAGTTAAAGACTGAGTCAACCAAGCGTTCTTTAATCACACAAGGTAAGCGCAAAGGGCAGTACAACACTGATTTCGACCACTTTAAATATCAACGCTTGTTAGCAGTAGAATCAATTGTGTTTCCAAATTTAAATGATAAGGACTTGCAAGATTCTTATGGCGTATACGGTGCTACTGAGTTACTTGGTAAGATGTTAACGATCGGTGAAATTACAGAAGCTGCTAAAGCGGCACAGGAAGTAAATGGCTACGATTTAGAATTAGATGACCTCGTAGAAGAAGTAAAAAACTAATCGAGGACGGTGATGGTGACGCAAACATTATGTACTGGTGGGTACACCAAATGCGTCGCTTGCCGTCAGAATATATAGCATTATCTGACGCCGATAAAGCCTGTATCATCGCAGCCGTGCAGATCAAAATTGAAGCAGATAAGAAGCAAGAGCGTGAGGCGAAGCGGGCTGGTAAGAAAGGTAAAAGGCGATAGGGAGGGAAGAACTAGATGGAGACTAAAAAACAAACGAATGAAGAACTCCACCAACAAGTTCACCTGTTGGCAGAGCGTTCTCAGGGTAATCTAATGAAAATCAAATTATCACTCAATCTTTCAAATTTAAATGAATTAGAAAGTGTACTTGAAAAAATCAGTAATATTCACAAGACACTAATTCCGACATGCGGAAGTGACCGAGTGTTTGAGGTAGATATTACCCTAAATTAAACTTTACGAAATAAAACAGAGAGAATATCAGATGAGTCAATTGAAAAAATTTGATTTTCACTCAAGAAAGATAGTCGTTGATTTTGAATTAGGTGAAATTTTTCGAAATCGGTAAGTGAAGTAATTGAACTATCAGAACTACTTTGAGTATTTATGCTTTTTAAATCTTGTATTAAAACATCACGAGATTCTCTTAATTTGATTTCTACATTCCAAGCCATATGTATCACCTCCTTTCTACTGTCAATATTCGACAGAAAAAGGGGAATGCCTTTAGTAATGTTTTGAGGGTGTATGAGGCTTGGTGAGAAGCTAAGAAGGGCAGGAAGCGGTGAGGGATGGGGATATGAAATAGAAAATTGAATTTTCAAAAAATATTCTAATAAACAATTGCGTCAATCTACTTGATGGTGTATTCTTAGAGGTAATTACATTACTTCTTAAATGCGGAAGCACCACAAGATTACCGAGTGATCGGGGTTTTGTGGTGTTTTTTAGGCACTAAATATATGTATTTGTGAGAAGTTATGATATAAAGGTAGTAACTACTTTTTTTAAATAGTAAAGATCAATTATTTGTAACTAAAATTGTTGATTTTTCGTAGTCACACCCCTTTTGGGGTGTGTGGATTGAAATATATACCTCTAAATCCACGCCTACGCCTTTTAATCGTCACACCCTGTATGGGTGTGTGGATTGAAATATATACCTCTAAATCCACGCCTACGCCTTTTAATCGTCACACCCTGTATGGGTGTGTGGATTGAAATGAGAAGAGTTGCAGCAGATCGTGAAGGAGCAACAGGTCACACCCTGTATGGGTGTGTGGATTGAAATCGTCCGGAGCAAAGGAGTCAGGGGAAATATTACGTCACCTCCTTCATTGGAGGTGTGGATTGAAATCCAACATCGAAACGATCTGCCATATGACCTGTCAGTCACCTCCTTCATTGGAGGTGTGGATTGAAATATCTAATTGATAAACTAAACCTAGTAAAAGTTACGTCACCTCCTTTATAGGGTGTGTGGATTGAAATCCTGATTAAGGAGGGTTTTCTATTAACTATGTGGAATGTAAATTGTGGATTGTATGTCGGTAACTTTTTATAAAAGACGCGTTTTCTATTAACTACGTGGAATGTAAATTTTGCATAGTAGTGTGGGATAGAGAACAATTAGTAGTAAAAATAGTAGGAATGATTTCGAAGAATTTAGGACAGTTAGATTGCGGTTAGGGGAATTGCTCATGTATAATATCAGTAATATTGAACCCGTAAAACAAGGTTTTAAGTTTCCTGTTTTCTATAAACAAAGTGGAATGTAAATATGGTTCAAATCTTAATAAATATGTTTTTCTTTCTATTAACTAAGTGGAATATGTAAATGCAAAAACACTCTCATAACAAAAGTGAGAGTGTTTTTGCATTGGAAATAAAATTGGGTCTAAATATAGCTATAAAGAGCGGTGGAAAAACTTGATAAATTTCCCACAACTGTTTATTATAAAAATATCCTATATAAAATCAATCCTATGGTGCTAATCTTAATAATATTAGAAATTATTGAACGAGGGCAGGTATCATAGTTCACCAGTATTCTTTAAAATTTCCCACATCTTCCGCAGTTTCTCTAAATCTTCTTCTTTCGATTCAGGCAATTCTTTGTACCATTTTTGCAAGGTAGGATTGTTTGCAAATGCTTGAAAAGCTGCTTCATCTTGTTCTTCGATTGTAAGATTTTGTTTTTCTGTACGGCCAAGCAGGTAATCGGTACTGACTCCAAAGAAATCAGCAAATTTTTCTAATGTATCGAAGTCGGGTTCGCGTGATCCCTGCTCATAATTGGCTATTTGACCCCGTGATAAATTCATTAATTCAGCCAGTGTATACTGACTAAGATTTCTTTCTTTTCGTAGTTTAGCTAAATTTTGTGCAAACATTTGGTTTCACCTCTTACAAATAATTATATAAGTTGCAACCTATTGTTTCTATTAAAAACCCAGATGGAAACAAAAAGTTTCCAAAACCATTGACAGAAACATAATGTTTCTATTAATATTAATTTATAGAAACTTAATGTTTCTTGAAGGGAGGTAGTAACTTGAATGTAGTTTTGAAGGAAAGGAAGGTTTTGATAAATCTCAGAGGTGATAAAGCGAGATCAGAAGTAGCTACTGACTTAAATATTACACCTCAAATGCTAGGAGCAATTGAAAGAGGGGATAGAACGCCATCTTTAAAGTTAGCCAAGAGAATCGCTAGTTATTACGGAACAATAGTTGAAGAAATTTTCTAATATTAAGGAGGTAGTGTAAATGAATCAATTACAAGTAATTACGTATAGAAATAACCGAGTATTAAGAACGGCACAAATTGCTGAAAGTTATGGAACAGATTCAAAATCTATTTCAAAAAATTTTACTAATAATAAAGAGCGCTATGTAGCAGAAAAGCATTATTTTTGTTTGAAAGGTGAAGAACTTAGAACGTTTCGTAAAATTTACGAATTGCCATCAAACATCAGCGCTCTCTATCTTTGGACTGAAAAAGGGGCATGGTTACACGCTAAATCACTTAATACAGACAAAGCTTGGGATGCTTACGAAATGCTAGTGGACGAGTATTACAAGATTATTGAGCCACAACCAATCTTAACTGTTGAACAGCAAAGACGTGAACATTTGAAATTATCAATCGAAACTAGTGAACGTGTTGATAAGATTGAAAGTAAGTTAGATAAAGTGGTTAGTCAAATGCGAATTGATGGGGTAGAGCAGCAAAATATTCAGCAACAGGGTACTTATAGAGTAATACAAGCTTTAGGCGGAAAAGAATCACCTGCTTATGAAAAAATTAGTCGCAAAGTGTTTAGTGCTCTATGGAGCGAGTTTAAAAGATATTTTTGCATTCCACGTTATAGCGAGTTACCGAAAATTAATTACGAGGAAGCTCTGAAATTTATCTCTATGTGGCAACCATCGACATCAATGCAGTTAGAAATAGAGCAGTATAATCGCCAGGCACAATTAAAACTTGTTAAATGAGGGTGTCATAAATGTTTCGAGTAAATAAAAAAATCACAATCTAAGCGCCAACTTAGATCGTGATACAAATTTGAGTGACATCCACTCAAGTCAATTATCAAAATGTATTATAGCATAAATTTGTTACAATTTGAAGTGGATGTTACTCCCAATAGGGGGATTAACCATGTTAGTAGCTGATGCACGACGTATGCAAGCAATGATTACATTTTCGAAATCTTGCAATATAAGCTCTCCTGTGTCTAACGATATTGCAACTTGGTGGCAAAATGCTGTTGGTGAGATGAAAGAAAAAGATATACATTTCTTTTATTTAGCTTTGAAAGGAGCGCTAGTTAATAATTTGGGTAACAGTACATTGGTCTCTATAATGTTTTACGAGTTAGAAAAACGCAAATTGGAATTAGATACAGTCACTTGTAATTAATAAGTGCGAACCACCAGCGAACATAAAGATGCAGTGGATCATTTTATGGAGCAAATGTGCTAAAGACTTGTGCCATAAGGGATAAGCCTACTTTTTAGTACAACTCTATTTTTTTATATAGAAGGTTGACTGCAAAATCACGAAATAATAGAATCATACCCCTCCGTCAAACCTTGAGAGAACAGACTTTTTTAGTTATGATGGAGGTGGGTTTTCTATTAACTATGTGGAATGTAAATAATAAATTTAAAAATTTTAATGAAAAACGACTCCGGTTTTCTATTAACTATGTGGAATGTAAATTCTGGATTAAATAAGTTATTACCCCAATCATAGCCTGTGTTTTCTATTAACTATGTAGAATGTAAATACAGGCGATTATGGTGTCCTCTATACATTTGGCACACAGTTTTCTATTAACTATGTGGAATGTAAATAAAGTATATTACGAGGAGCATTTTAGTTTGCAAGAGGTTTTCTATTAACTATGTGGAATGTAAATTTATGATAGTGGGAGCATTTATTTATGATAATTGGTCGTTTTCAATTAACTATGTGGAATGTAAATTCGCGAGCACAATTTATGTCGTAAACTTTTCCTTCTGTTTTCAATTAACTATGTGGAATGTAAATGAGGAGAGCGATCAGCGCGCCCTAGTGGATGATCAGTTTTCAATTAACTATGTGGAATGTAAATTGAGGAAACACTCTCTTAGGAGGGTGTTTTTTCATTGAAAGGGGTGAGAAAAATGTAGAAATGTGAAAATAATAATAGAATTTCCTCTATTATCCATGTATATTTAAGGAGAGGAGGAGATTCAATAATGAAGAAAATATTTTTTATACCATCAATATTGCTACTAAGCATTTTCTTAATAGCATGTAATCAAGAAAATGATGGTGGCAAGGAAACAGATAATACTAAAGACACGACAGAGGAATCATCTCCAGATGTAAAAGTTGATAAAGGACTTTTAAATGTAGAAGTTACACTACCTGCTTCGTTTTTTGAAGGTCAGGACATTGATACAGTGATTACTGAAGCGAAAAAAGAAGGAATCAAGGAAGCCATCAAGAATGATGATGGATCTATAACATATAAAATGCCTAAATCTGTTCATAAAGAAATGCTGAAAGAAATGGAAAATGGTATTTTAGAAGCGGTAGAAAATATTAAAAAGAGTGAAGATTTTGCTTCTATAAAAGATGTAACTTACAATAAATCTTTTACGGAGTTCACACTAGCTGTAGATAAGGAAAAGTTCGAAAATAGTTTTGATACTATGGCATCTATGGGAATTGCAATTGTAGGTATGTATTATCAAATGTTTAATGGAGTAGACTCTGAACAACTTAAAATTACAGTATTTTTTAAAGATGAAACAAATGGAGAAGTAATAGATACAGTTGTTTATCCAGATGATCTAAATGAAGGCAATTAAAAGGAGGATTTCCATGAAAAAGCTAGGATTATTATTATTGGTGTCTATTTTTTTGGTTGCTTGTGGTCAAAGTGATAAGAGCAACAATTCAAATAGCTCTCCAAAAGAATCTGTTGGAGAAGGTGCAGAAGAAGAAGTTAAGTCAACTGAAAAAGAAACTGAGCCTGAGGTAAAGGAGGTTCTGACAATTGTTAAAGGCGAGGCATTAGTAATTGATGATTACGCAGAAATCACAATTAACAACAATGTTTTCGGTAAACAAATTACACCACCAAATCCGAGTTCTATGTATACATATTACAAAAATGAAGAGGCGGGGGAAGTTTACTTAGATACCATTATCGCCATCAAAAGTTTACTAACATCGGGCCAATCATCTGATGAATTTGTAGATGTAAAAATTATCTATGATGAAAAATACGAATATCAAACTTTCTCCACAATAGAAGATCAGGGTGGAGCAGATTTTACTTATACAAATATCACATCAATCGAGCCTCTGAAAATTGGCACACTACATTTTTTAGCTTCTGTACCAGAACAAGTCGAGCAAGATGGTAAACCATTGAAAGCTATAATTACTGTAAAAGGGAAAATGTATGAACAAATAATTAGATAAATATTCATTATATTAAGCATCCATATTTGGGTGCTTTTTATTAGGGAAAAAAGAGGTGAAGAAATGGCAACAATACGTACAGCTATTAATATGACAGACAATTTAAGCCCTATTTTCCGCTCGATTAACAGCGCATTGCAATTAACAATTAGTGGATTTGAAAATCTTCAAAACGCAAGTGGTGAAGTCGTGGATATTTCCAGGTTGCAACAAGCGCAACGAGAGTTGGCTAGAGTCGACGAAATGTTTAATCGAATCGAAAGCGAAATTAGGGATGCTGAAAATGAGCAAGAACGATTTAATAATAGGATACGTGATGGTACAAGTGCTATGGATGGATTAATTGGCAAAGTAATGACTTTAATTGGTGCATATCTGTCGTTGCAAGGTTTAGGCAAGGTTATACAGTTGTCAGATGAAATGACCGATTTGAAAGCACGTGTGCAATTGCTGGTAGATGATATGCCAGTTCTGCCAGACCAAGTCTCTGAAGTGGATTTTGGGCTAGGGGACATGAGTGAAATAGACCTTGCTCAACAGATGATTCATGATGCTGCTCAACGGTCTTTTTCATCGTATAAGGATACCGCAAATATGGTAGCCCGTATTGGTACAAATGCACGTGATGCATTTGGGAGTATGGGGGAGGTAGTAGCATTTACGGAACTCGTACAAAAGCAGTTCGGCATTGCAGGAGCAAATGCGACTGAGGCTAGTAATGCAACTCTCCAATTGTCACAAGCATTGGCAAGTGGGGTTTTGCGCGGTGATGAGCTTAATTCGATTTTTGAGCAAGCGCCAAATTTAATTGCGACAATCGCAGATTATATGGGGGAGCCGATTGGCGCAATTCGCGAGTTGGCTTCAGATGGAGCAATTACCGCAGAAATAGTTAAAAATGCAATGTTTGCGGCAACAGATGAAATTAATGCTAAATTTGACAGCATGCCTGTAACATGGGGGCAGATGTGGATTGTTTTCCAAAATGAAGCATTACATGCATTTGGACCTGTACTACAAAAAATCAATGATATTGCTAACAGTGACCGATTTAAACAGTTTGCAACGAGTGCAACGCAAGCGCTTTATGTAGTAGCAGGTGCAGTAGAACAAACTCTAGTAATGATAATTAATTTAGGTTCGCTAATTTACGATAATTGGTCAGCCATAGCGCCGATTGTTGGAGCAGCAACTACTGCTGTAATGGGATATGTTGGTGCTCTAGGAGCTGTTGTGGTTGCTAAAATGGCGGTATCGGCATGGGCTGCAATTACTACAACGGCTTTGTGGGGGTACGCTATGGTGACGGGTTTAGGTACAGGTACAACTTGGTCAATGGTTGCCGCCGCATGGGGACTAAATGCAGCATTAGCTGCCAATCCCGTTTTTTTAGTTGTAATGGGGATTGTGGCATTGATAACGATACTGTATGTAGCGGTTGGAGCAATTAACCTTTTTGCCAACAAATCCATTAGTGCAACAGGTGTAGTCGCGGGTGTGTTTTTAGCTTTAGGTGCTACCGTAGCTAATGCGTTTATTTATATCTGGAATATAGCAGTCGAAGTATTTACGAATATTTATAACGTATCCGCAACGGTAGCAGAAGGTTTGATTAATATATTTAGCGGTGATTTAAGCGCTATTGGTCGTATGTTTGCGCAACTAGGTGATAACGCTTTAAGTATTTTACAAAGCATCGCTAAAGCTATGGATTTTGTATTAGGTACTAACATGGCAGATTCGTGGGGGCAATGGCGTGAAAACTTACAAGCATGGACAGATGAAAAGTTAGGGATAAATAAGCATAAAGTTGAACGAATGGTAGCAGAAGATTGGCAACTTAAAACGTTTGATATTGTGGAGGCATACGGCAAAGGATACGATTGGGGAGAAAGAGTAACTGATTTTTCGGTGCCAAAAGCAAATACAGGTAACACAGACGCCCTAATGAAATCCATTAACGACGCACTCGCAATGGGTGATGGTATTAGTGACAAGCTTGACACGGGCAATGATGATGGCAAGAAAACTGCTGGAAACACCAAAAAGGCAGCAGACGGAATCAAGATGCTGAATGAGGATTTAAAATACCTACGCGACATCGCAGAGCGAGAAGCTATTAATCGTTATACAACGGCTGAAATTAACATCGATGCTCGTAGTGAAAACCATATCAATAATGAAATGGACATTGATGGCATTATCGATCGCTTTGCTGAAAAAGCGGAAGCAGCAGCCGAAATGTTAGCAGAAGGGGGGCCAACAGAACATGTATAACTTTTTTGTCGATGGTGTACAGCTTCCTGTTGCGCCTGCTGAGTTAAGTACACGCATCAATGGAAGAAATGACACCATCGTTTTGATGAACGAAGGCGAAGTCAACATTATTAAGAAACCAGGACTAACGGATATTGAGTTTGAGGTATTGCTCCCAAACGTCAACTATCCGTTTTCTGTTTACCCGAATGGATTTCAGCCAGCTACTTATTATCTTGAAAAACTAGAGAAGTTAAAGATTGATGACAAGCCATTTCAATTCATTGTGAATCGTATGATGCCGAACGGAAATCTTCTTTTTGACACCAATATGACGGTGACGATAGAAGATTATGAAATTTTGGAGTCTGCAGACAATGGTTTTGACGTTAATGTACGAATTACATTGAAACAATATCGGCCGTATGGTAATAAAAAAATTAATTTAAAAGCATCTACAACTAGTGCAGCCAATGCAACAAAGACTGCATCTAAAGCAGTGGTAGAACAGAAGCGACCAACAACAGGGAAAGAAACGCCTAAAACGCATACAGTGCAATCAGGCGAAACACTCTGGGCAATTGCTAAAAAGTATTTAGGTGATGGCTCTAAATATACAGAGCTTGCCAAGCTTAATAACATTAGCAATCCCAATATCATAAAAGCGGGGCAGGTGATTAAACTTGGTTAAATCAAAGCTATATATTATGAGCCGTGGACAAATGTATGAATGTGCAGTGGAGGAAGGTATAGAGTGGGAAGTTCACCGTAAAGGCACACCAGGTAAGCTAACATTTAGTGTGATAAAAGACGAAGTGTTGAACTTCCACGAAGGTGCTGCAGTTCGTTTTGAATATGATGGTCATAAGATTTTTTATGGGTTTGTCTTTACCAAGAAGCGTACAAATAACCGCATCATTACAGTTACTTGTTATGACCAGCTCCGCTACTTTAAAAATAAAGACACCTATGTTTATGCCAATAAAACGGCTACTCAGGTGCTTCAAATGATCGCAAAAGATTTCAGGTTAAAGACAGGGACCGTAGATAATACAAAACATGTCATGCCATCAAGGGTGGAGGATGATCAAGAACTGTTCACGATTATGGACAATGCTTTGGCAGAAACGACTTTGCATACGAAGAGTTTATTTGTGCTCTATGATGACTTTGGCGCTTTAAATTTGCGAGAAGCCAGAACGCTTAAAACAGATTTGTTAATTGATGCGGAGTCAGGTGAATCCTTTGAATACACAACGTCCATTGATGAAAATACGTATAACAAAATTAAACTGATACGTGAAGATAAAAAGAAAGGTAAACGTGAAATTTATATTGCTCAAGATGGTAGCAAAATCAATGAGTGGGGTGTCTTGCAGCTTACTGAAAAATTAGGTGAAAAAGACAATGGTAAAGCTAAAGCGGACGGTATGTTAAAGCTTTATAACCGTAAATCCAGAAAACTTCATATTAAAAATGTTTTTGGTAATCCCATTGTCCGTGGTGGGAGCCAAGTGGCCGTACAATTGTATGTTGGTGATCTTTCTGTAGCAAATTTCATGATGGTGGAAACGGTAAAACACATTTTTAAAGAGAGCGATCACAGGATGGATTTGAAGCTAATTGGTGGTGATTTCATTGCGTAGCATGGAGGATATATTAACAGAGTTCCAGCGAATAGTGTTAGGGGTCATTAATGCTCAAAAGCTTTCTACAGTCGTCTATGGCACTGTCATAAGCATTAGCCCATTAGAGATTCAACTTGACCAAAAGTTGACTTTAAAGGAGGAACAATTGAAGTTAACCCGTGCTGTGATGGATTATGAAGTGGAAATGACAGTCGAGCATGTAACAGAAAATCGTGCTGGCGGATCTGGGGACGATGCTTTTGCTTCCCATAATCATGATTACAAAGGGAGAAAGAAATTTCTAATCCATAACGCTCTAATTGTTGGGGATAAGGTTACAATGATTCGCACACATGGAGGGCAACAGTATATTATTATCGACAAAGAGGTGGTTGAATGATTCCGCAAATCGAAAACGATGAGCTGATGCTGGATTTTGAGGAAGTTATTGAGCCAACGAAGAATTACAAATTAATCTATGCAAAAGATCGCTGTGTTGGCTATATTGACGAACTAGAAGCCATGAAACAAGCGATTTTTTTAATGCTTTCCGTTGAGCGGTATGACCATATTATTTATTCATGGAATTTTGGCGCTGAGTTTAAGGACTTGTTCGGCAAGCCTGTTTCGTATGTAGCAAGCGAGGTGAAGCGGCGCATACGGGATGCCTTGTTACAAGATGATCGCATCAATGAAGTGGATTCATTTGTGGTCACTACACGCAAAAGTAAAGTACATGTTGAGTACACAGCGCACACGATATACGGTGATATTACAGCATCGAAGGAGGTGGACTACTGATGCTTAATTTAGATACAACCTATGAAGATTTAATGGCTCAAAAGCTTGCTGGCGTGGATAATTCTTTAGATAAACGCGAGGGGACTTCCATGATTTTTAATGCGACGGCTGCCAATAGTGTAGAAACTGTACAGATGCTCATGACTTTGAAGCATTTTATAGATCTTGTGTTCGCGGATACAGCTCCAAGAGAATACCTAATTCGCCGTGCTGCAGAACGAGGATTAAAGCCACGGCCAGCAACTTTTGCAAAACGTAAAGGGTTATTTAATATGGATATACCAATCGGCAGCCGCTTCAGTTTAGATGAGTTAAATTATGAAGTCATTGAACGTATTTCGTTTGGTCAATTTATATTGCAATGTGAAACGGCAGGTAATGTTGGCAATTTATTTTCTGGCCAGTTGATACCGATTGATTATATCAATGGCTTGCAAACGGCTTTTTTAACAGATGTTTTAATTCCAGGGGATGATGAAGAAAGTACAGAAGCTTTTCGTAAGCGCTACTTTGATTCATTTGATTCGCAGGCATTTGGAGGAAACCGTGCTGACTATAAGGAAAAGGTTGGTTCTCTGCCTGGTGTCGGTGGTGTCCGAGTATACAGGGCATGGAATGGTGGTGGTACAGTAAAACTTGTCATTATCAATTCTTTGTATGAGAAACCTACCCAAACGTTAGTAGATGATGTGCAAGAAGCGGTAGACCCGTTAGATCAGACAGGTGAGGGAATTGGTACAGCCCCCATTGACCATGAAGTTACCGTTTTTGGTGTAAATGAGTCAGTGGTCCATGTAGCTACGGACATCACTTATCAAACGGGTTGGGATTGGGCTGCTATTGAGAATACAGCTCGAACAGTTGTAACAGATTATTTTCGCGAATTGGCAGCAGAATGGGCACATAGTGATGATGATAATGCGGGGCTGGTTGTACGTATCTCACAAATTGAGACAAGGCTGCTAGGCGTGGCAGGTGTGCTTGATATTAAAGATACTCGGTTAAATGGCGCACAATCCAATTTGATAGTAGCAAGAGAAAATATCCCGAAATTAGGTGATATGAGTGGCTAAAGAGGTAGATATTGTTCAATATTGGCCACCAGTATTGTATGACATTAAAGAAATGCTTGCCATAGCAAAAGCCGAAAATCCTGTACTATCAGCTTTGTGGGATTTAATTGAAAGGACGCTGGATGATCAATTTGTTATCACAACATCAAAGGATGGAGCCACTAGATATGAACAAATGTTACATCTACATCCTGCCGATAACGACACAATTGAAACACGCCGCTTCCGGATCTTAACGCGTTACCAGGAGCAACCGCCTTTCACAGAAGAGGTTTTAATTCGTTTGTTAAACAGTCTGCTAGGTGATGATTCCTACGAGCTGACGATTAATAAAGCCGATAAAACATTAGATATAAAATTAGAATTAACTGTACGAAATCAATTCAATGCAGCCAGGGATTTACTCGAGCGTATTGTGCCGCAAAATATGGAACTGACCGTGAGGCTACGTTATATCCAACACAGTGTATTACATGATTATCGACATATAGATTTACGACCATTCACACATGATGAAATAAGAAACGGGGTGATGTAATTGGTAACAAGAACACCAAATTACAATATGATTAAACCTGATCAAACAGATTTTTATAATGTAGAAGATTTTAATAGTAACGTGGATATTATCGACGCTGAACTAAAGCGCATCAGTGATGCGATTGGCAGTGGCGAAGCAGGAGATAACATTCTCGTACGTTTGAATAATCTCGAAACAAAAGTCGGCAACTTGAATAATCTCGAAACCACACAAAAAACTAATTTAGTGGCTGCTATCAATGAGGTACGGCAGAGTGTAATAACGCATATCAACGACGCCAGTAAGCATATGCGTGCTGGGGATGTTGCTAAGATTGATGGTGCGTGGCAAAAAGGTGTTTATAATGATGCGGATATTACAAATTTATCATCAACAACAGTAGAAAAAGTGTGGCCTTTTTGGTACGAATGGCAAGATGTTGCGAGTGTAGAGACATTGGTGATACAAATACCTACTGAACATTTTTGGGGGTCAATTGAGTTAGTTTTAACATCGGTTTATTCTCAAAGTAATGCTGGTGGAGGAGCACATGTAATTTACCATTTAGGAGCGGCTGATGGCACACAGTATGTAAATGAAAAAACAATCGTTAGTATATCTAGTGCTTTTGCTTATCAATTCCACGTCGGGGATGCGGTAAGGGAAACATCACCAAATAGGTTTTATATCCCTATAACAAAGCGAGCAACTGGGAAAAACCCTCTTAACGTACGTCTAAAAATTAATTCGACGCAAGGAGGTGCATACAATATTGTCAATAATGTGGTACTTCAAAAAACTGGACAAATAATTGCAAATATACCAATCCAAAAATCAAGAGCCGATGAAGTATATGATCTGCTTTTTACATCTGTAAGTAATGGTAAAGCCCAAGTCGCAAACGCCATTACTGGTAAAGGTGTGCCAACAGCCACCAATGCAGAGTTTGCGACGATGGCGGCAAATATTAGCGCCATCCAAACATTCAAATACCGTGAACAAAATTTTACACGTAGCGTTGGCTCAGCTCTTCGTCACGAAGTAGAATTTTTATTCGATGCTGGGTTCCCGATAAAGAATGCTGTTATTTTTTGTCCAATTATTTTTTTTAATAATAGTACAGCAAACTCTGGTGTAACTTTGGGGTTTATGCCAAATTCATCAAGTTACACCAGAGCAGGTGGGTCGACCAGTAATGGTTTTGTTTTGTGTGATGTAAGTCCCTATTTTCATAGCAACCCGAATTTTGGCACAGTTATTGATGGCAATTATCTTCGTATAAGATTAACTTTTTATAGTAACACTGATATATCAGCACAAACACTAAGCATTTTGGTACAAGCATGGGGGGTGATGTAAGTGGAAGTTATCAATTGGTATAAAAATGGCAGACGTATATATTTCTTGAAGCAAAACGGTCAAGTTATTTACGATTCTGGCGAAGGGGAAGGAACTGTTGAAATTGAACAGTCCTTTGATTCAGACTATGAAAATATTTTTGTATTAAATGAACACAGCAAAAATGATATTGATTTCATTGACCTCGAATATGGTCAGTATCATGAAGAATTTACTAACTGTGTGTACTATCAAGTAAATCCAATCAACAAAAATGTACAATTTGCTTTTCGGAATGAGAGTGAATCTGCATTGAAACTACCGTTAGAAAAGCGAGTAGAGGAATTAGAAAATGCATTGTTGTTAGTAGTGGATAAACTAAATGGAGGGATTTTATAATGGTCAATCAAGTAGTAGTACGTATTGCAGCGGAGCGTATTTTAGCAGGTGGGCTTAATCCCAAAACTGGACAAACATATGTCTTAGACGACATCACAAATGAAGTTTATCGTCAAGCAGTCGAGGATTACATCTTAACAGCTACTGAAGGTGTATAATAAATAATCTTTCTACCAATCCTGTAAGTAAGGAGTGGGGAAGGTGGAAAATAGGTTTTTCATTGGAGTTTTTAACGGCTTACTATTAAGCATCTACTTTAAAACGCAAGCAGAAGCTTAGCGTTATTTTTATTGTCATATTTAGAAGGTTTACGCTGTTTTCTGTAGAATAAATAAATGAAAACAATAAAAAATGGAGAGTAAAAATGCTTAAGAAATTTTTGTCTTTTATTTTTATCATTACCTTTCTTGTTGCATGTAACGACGATGAAATCAAAATTAAAAGTGCTGAGTGGGAAACATACCTTAATTCAAAATATGGTTTTTCAGTGAACTATCCGCCTGACTGGCATATTGGAGAAGAGTCAGATAATGAAGATGGTATTAATTTGTATGTTGGAAATCCAGATGTACGTATTCTCACCTACGCAGCACACTATATGGAGGAGATATCTGACCCTTATGAAAGTGCTAAAAATTATGGATTCGATATTCAAAGAATAACTTTGGATAATGGTAAGAGTGCAGATCTTATACTAGGAAATTTAGATGAAAAGGTACATTATGAATTAGTCTTTATCGACAATGATGTTATTTATAATATAAATGCAGAAGTATCAAAATCATTTTTTGAAAAAAATGAAGATATACTACTTAAAGTTATAAAAAGTTTAGATACACTATAGCACTCTCAGTTGAGGGTGCTTTTTATAATCCCAAGCGCTTGGGAATTGGGAAAAGGATGTGTCGCATGGAAAATCAAAATGAAATCTTAGCAGAAATTAGAGAGCGTGTAGTACGGGTAGAAACTAAGGTTGACACGATTACACAAACTACCGAAAAAATCGATGCTGTCAAAGATACAGCAGTTAAAGCACGTGACATGGCAAGTAGTGCTCACAAGCGTATCGACAAAATTGATAAGTGGATGTATGCAATTGGCAGTACGCTTATTCTAGCAATTGTCACGGCTGTATTAAGCTTGATCTTTATTAATCAATAGGAGGAAAATACAGATGAAGATTAATTGGAAAGTACGTTTGAAACATAAGCCATTTTTAGTGGCTACCTTTGCATTACTACTATTATTAGTACAACAAGTATCAGCACTATTTGGATATGACACAACAATTTATAACAAGCGAGTAACAGAGTTATTTAACACTGTGCTCGCTTTTTTAGTGCTCATTGGGGTAGTGGTTGACCCTACAACCAATGGTACTAATGATAGCTCTCAGGCATTAAAATATGACAAACCAAAGGATGATGAGTAATGGTTTACACATTCAAACAAAATTTGTTGCCTTCAAGCAAATATTCAATTAAAGCACCGTACGCAATGACACCACAATATATCACAGTACACAATACGGCTAACGATGCTCCGGCAGTAAACGAGATTAAGTATATGCTCAGTAATAACAACCAGGTATCGTATCATGTTGCTGTAGACGATAAAGAGGTTATCCAAGCCATCCCATTCACACGCAATGCTTGGCATTGTGGAGATGGCGGAGGTAGTAGTGATCCGAATGCACTAAAGAAAGGTAATCGCATTTCTATCGGAGTAGAGATTTGCTACAGTAAAAGTGGTGGGTCACGATACCTAGCAGCAGAGGCGAATGCTGTACAATACATTGCTAAACTATTAAAGCAATTTGGTTGGGGGATTGAAAGAATTAGAAAACACCAAGATTGGAACGGCAAATACTGTCCACATCGTATTTTGAGTGAAGGGCGTTGGGAAAGCTTCTTGAAGCGCATAGAGGAAACTATGAAATCAAAGGAGGAAGTAAAAGTGGCATCAACTACAGAAGCGAAAGTTATGCTCAATGATAGTAAATCAGTTCCTGCTATTATTAAAGATGGTAGAACATATGTACAAGTCCGTGAGTTAGCTGACCTTTTAGGGTTAAAGATTGTATATAACAACGAGAGCAAAACCACAAAATTGTATACAGTAAAATGACACAACAAAGCCCAGGTACTCAATTAATTATGAGCCTGGGCTTTTTTAGATAATAAAGAATTCTATTTTAAAGGGAGTCCAAATCCTAAAAATGAAGCAATAGTCAGAATAGAACCCACAGAACCTAATAAAGTGTTTAATTTTTCTAGTGGTTTCTTAGCTTTCTCTTTATCTCCACTTTTTAAATGAGTTTGAAGAAGGTCAAAATGTGGTTCAGCTATTTCTCTTTTATCTTCCGAAAGTTTTTTAATTTCTTCATTGATTTGCTTCAGTGCAGTTGCTATATCCTCATCAGTTTTAGCAACCCCTTGGTTTAAAGTACCATTATTCTCAAGGTTAAAGTTACCATTGTTATTTCCAAAAGTAAAACCGCTGTATTTACTAGATTCGTTCATATAAGCATCTCCTGTATTTATTATAATGTTTACATTCCCAACCTTCGATACTTCTTCTAATAAACCTTCTCTCTTTAATATAGGTATTATTTCTTTTAAACTTAAAGGTTTATTATAAGCTTCTAAACTAACATTAGTTCTCTTTTTAAAGGCTTTTTTTTTGAAAAGCTCTCTCTATAACCGTCATCTAATTCAATTATTGGTATTGCATCCAAAGGATCAAAGTTATTTTCAGTACCGCAATACAAACAAGTAACTTCAGGATCGAAAAAATCATTCTTATTAACTGTTAAAATGCTTCTACAACATTCTTCACAAAGAAATTCATGTTTAATTTTTAGGGCTTCTTGTTCTTCTAATTCTTCCAGTTTATTTATAACTACACCGAGAGGTAATTCAGTCATTTTCGCAATATAACTTGGGTAAAATTTCTTCACTTGACTAACCGCAATTGTTTCAAGTGCTTCATTAAAAATTTTATTTACTTCCCATGGTTTAATATCACGCATAAATTTCACCCTCTCAGTTAGTTAATTAAAAGATTTTTTCTCTAATATAATCTAATACGTGTTCAGACGCAAATACGTTGAATTTAAATGTTTTTGATTTTACACCAATTCGAATCGAATAAACTTGCACAACGCCACTTTCAGCATGCTCAAACAATATAGAACCTTTTTGCTTTGCAAGATAAGGCTCTAAATAATCGTATAAAGGTAGTCCTCTAAGTTCTCGAATACTTCCTAAACCTATCGTTTCAAGACCACTTAAAAGTAGTAAAGTGAATGGAGTAGTTTAAATACCGGTAATATCTTCACTATTTAAATTTTCTTCTAGTAGGGTTAATTCGCCATTATTATAATATTCGTCAATGGCAGATAGTATGCTCACAATTGATTGGCCTTGAGTTTCTTCAAAACTTTCTACCAAACCTTCTGGTCTCCCTATAGCATCAATTAATTGGCCTTGTAATGCGTCAGCTAATAATTCTAAGTCACCATTGTAGCTTTCTAAAAAATCAAACTGTTTAAAGTCATATGTTTCGTTCAAAATTGCAGCTAATCCAGAAATAACTTTTTTTGCTGATGTAGAACTTGCTCTTACTTCGATTATTCCCTTAACTTCATCAATATAAACTGTAGTAATTTCGTGTTTAATGTATTCTCTTCTGTCAGCTAAATAATAGTCAACGCTTACACCTGTTCTATGAATGAATCGAAGAAGATATTTAGAAGGTCCATCAATTTCGGTAGCAGCAATTATAGATGGTTCATTAGGAATTTCTGTACTGTTTGGAGTAATTACCTCTTCAAATGGATTAAACGGCATGTTTTGGATAATATTTTGTTTAAGCCCAACTAAACCCTCCTCGTTTGTAGTACGATACCATGCTAAAGAAATTGCCCCTGCAAAGATATTTTTGTAAATTTTTTCAAGTGTACTTCCTTCGATTTGTCCAAATGATGACCATACTCTATTTGTTAATTCATTGACATTTCCTGTTGATTCTAACGTCAGATCATTACATATGTCCTTTAAAATACTTTTACTTAATCTATTCAGGTCTTGAGGAAAAATTAATGACTTCAAAGTATTCATAGTAAACCTCCGGTAATATTTAGTTTCTATGAAATTATATCCCAAAAACTATACAAATAGTATGATAATAAATTGTTCAGTTTAGTAAAAATTATCGAAAAAGGTAAAAAGGAGAATAAATAATATCTTGAAAGATAGAGAACGTTAGTTCTATAATATATACAAACAAACGTTCTTTTTAAAGAAAGGAAGATCAAGATGGCTAAAAAAGAAATTGCATCAAAGAAAAAGGAACCTAAACATCCATCTCGTGATGAGTTTGAGCTAGAAGAACTTGCCGCCACATTAACAGAAGCAATGGAGGAGGAAGTATATAAAACCTTTTCCGTTTATAAACATGATGAACCATTGAGCGGTATGGTTATAAAAATGGATGCGAACACTAAATTGATTCATATTAAAGATAAATTTATGAATGTTCACAAGATACATTTCCTTGATATTTTGAATGTATCCTTAGTAGAGGGTTAAGTATAAAGGTCACTCATCATATCGACAATGAGTGGCCTTTTAGTTGTATTGTAAAAGGGACATACATCTGCCCGAAATAAATTATATCATTTTAAGTGCCCCCACCAAGCCCCCAATTTAAATTAGAAATAATCATTAATTGTTATAGCTAGAGATTTACTTAAAACATGAAAAAACCCCGAAACTAAAGGGTTTTCCTTGTTTCGAGGTTTTATAAAATCGTTGATTAACAGACCAAAAAAATTAACGAGAGTAGTACTCTACAAGCCTTTGAAATGTAGTTGTATCAAGTGTTTGAGTAGTGCCCTTATAGCTTTATGCCCTAGAAGTTGCCCTATTGGCATCTAAACTGTTACTAAATACCGCTACTGATTCCTGCTCTAATTCCTTTAAAACATGACCATAAATTTCATAAATCATAGCAGGCGTGTTACCCAATCGCTCGGCAATAACCTTAACATTTTGACCATTATTTAAAAGGATAGTAGCGTGTGTGTGACGTAAACCGTGGAGCGTACATTTCGGAATAACTTTTTCCTTGCCGTTCTCTTCAACAATATTAACTAGCCCTGCTGCTTCAAGTACACGTCGTAGCATGTATAGCAAACCACTGTCAGTAATCGGCTCCGCAGTTTGGTAAGAAATAAACACGAAAGAATTTTCAGAATAACGTATACCAAAAGCGAGCATGATCTGTTTACACCATGTTTGATATTTTTTTAGTTGAGCCATAACAAGCTCGTCAACTAAAATAGTGCGGTAACTGTTTTTAGTCTTTGGTGGTCTTGCTCCCTTATTGTCACGAGTTCGCTCAACAGTAATCGTATTATTTTTGAAGTCAATGTTTTTCCATTGGAGTCCACAAGCCTCTCCTCTACGCATACCTGTATAAGCAATTGTAAGAAGGAAGCTATAATTCGTGATGTGCTCGGTCTGTTTCGCAGTTTCAAGCATAAGCTTAAGCTCGGCAGGCGTAAGGTAGTTTTCAATTTCTTCAACCTCATGCTCTTCATTCGTTGTGAAAGATACTTTCGTAAAACGATTCCGTTGTAAAATCTCTTCTTCAACTGCTGCATTAATCGCTATTTTAAATAAGTTATGAAGTAATTTTACTGTGCTCGACTTGTATGTTTTTTCTAATTCTCGAATATATACTTTCTGATAAGTTAACCGATCTAGCTTTTGGAGCTTATAATGACCTAGTAATGGCTTCATATTTAATCGAATAGCCATTTCCCGTTGTTTCCGTGTAGTTGCTTTCCATTTATGAGCATTTGTTTCGTACCAAGTATCTAGCCATTGTGATATAGTTAAGTTATCATTTTCAATAAGTTTTGTTTCACCACGCAGCATTGTAGCCTTTAATTCTAAAAGGGCTTTCAGTGCTGCTTTTTCTGTTTTAAAGCCAATTTTTTTCTTTTCTTTTTGCTTGCCCGTTATTTCATCCGTATAGCGATAACGGTACATAAAGCACTTTTCTTTAGCAGCATTAAAATAATAATAAATGTGCTGCTCTTTAGTTTTATGCAGTTCCATTATTGTATCGTCCCTTCATGCTTGGCGGCGTGTACAAGGTCAGATAAGGTTGGAACGCATTTACTTTTTATCTTGATACTCCGGGAAAAGTATCTCTAACATTTTGAGAATCCTTTTACGGTCTTGCTCGGTTAATTTGTGACCGTTATACCTTGGTGCTATTTTTTCATTCCATAAAGTTTCTTCACTGAGTAATTTTTTTAAATCCGAAGTTTTTTGTAAATCCTCTACCTTTTTCCGTAATTCAATTACGCTTAATTCATTATCTCCTCCGAAATCTTCATAAAGTTGTTTCATACTCTCATTTTTAGCTAATTCGTGATAGCCTGCTGCGTCAAGCAAACCTGCATAAGTAACGTTTCCCATTGCCTCGGATAACTTTTTCAGTAGCTCCGGGGAAGGTGGGTTTTTTCGTTTACCCGTTTCGATTTGAGATAAGTAAGGATTTGAATAGCCTATTAAATCTCCTAATTGAGACAAGGTGAGACCAATCTCTTCCCTAGCATTCTTTAGGAAAACGCCAAAATTTTTCGCATCGTTCATAAAGTTTCTCCCTTTTACTATTATTTTTGATAATTGTACTACTTTACTAACAATTAGTACAGTTTTAAATATTTTAGTTTACAATACATTGTTTTTAGTAAGAATTGTTTTATAATTCACTAACAGTTAGTAAGAAATTATATTTTATTGCTAACTATCAGTTATAAGTAAAGGAGGAATTAATTTGACAAGCGTAACCGTAACAACCCAAAAAGTCATTACTTTAACTGTTGCAGAGGTTTCAAGTTTGCTAGGAGTATCAACGGCAACGATTTATAAAATGGTTCGTGATGGCGAGGTGCCGCACTTTAAAGTACGTGGAAAAATCTTATTTAACCGTGATGTTATTGAGGCATGGACTCGTGGCGAACAGAACGGAGGTGTTTAGGAGTGATCGCGTCAAAAATTGAAATTCAAATTGATGAAAAAGCCATTCAAGAAAAGTTTGAGCAAAAAATTGAGGATACTTTAGCAGCTCAAATTTGGTTTTGCGACGTCGAGCGTTTGAGTTTATTAACGGGAATGTCGAAGCGTTTTTTGGAGGAGAACATACTAAATCATCCTTACATGAAAGCAATTGAACGTAAAAAAAGCCGTAAGCGATTCTACAAGGCTTCCGACGCTTTAAATGTAATAGACGAGATTACTAGAGAATGGTAGCCCAAAAAGGACAAAAAAAATACACGGCTTGGCGGCGTGTACAAGGATTGCAGATATATGTTTTGCAGTTTATTGAAAGGAGGATAAAACCTTGATTAATAACAATAGTATACCAAAGGAAAATAGTTCATTCAAGAACTTTAAATACGACGGTACGCTTCACGTAGCTACTGCCCAAAGCAGGAAGGCGACAACTTGGAAAAACACTGAAATGCTTTGGTCGGACTTCGCCAAAAAAGTTAGTCAAACAACTCGTACGCCGGAAACGGTTGCGGAATATAAAGCTTTAACGAAGGCAACTCAAGACGAGATCAAAGACGTTGGCGGATTCGTTTTTGGGAGCTTGAAAGGCGGAAAACGAAAGGCGGACTCGGTGGCTTGGAGGCAAGCTCTTACGCTTGACGCAGACTTCATTAAAGGCGACTTTTGGGACGGCGTTTCACTTGTATTCGACAACTCTTGTTTAGTTTATTCGACGCATAAGCATTCAAGCTCGACTCCTCGTTTACGATTAATCATTCCTTTAGCTCGACCGGTTTCGCCGGAGGAGTACGTTGCAGTAAGTAAAAAAGTTGCGGAGCAGTTCGGAATTGACTTCTTTGACGATACAACTTATCAACCGCACCGTTTAATGTATTGGCCTTCAACAAGTGCCGACGGTGAATACTTCTTCGAGTACCAGGACGCAGAATGGTTAAATCCGGACGACATTCTTTCTTTATATAATGATTGGCGTGATCCGCACGAATGGCCGGAGTCAAGCAGGCAGCAAGAAAGCCGTAAGAAAATGGCAGACAAGCAAGGAAACCCTTTAGAGAAGCCGGGAATGGTTGGAGCATTTTGCCGTACTTACACAATTGAAGAAGCAATCGAAACTTTCTTATCGGATAAGTACGAGACGGCAGGGGCAGGACGTTATACATACGTTCACGGCTCAACAACGGGCGGACTTATTCTTTACGAGGACGGGCTTTTCGCTTATTCACATCATGGGACGGACCCGGTAAGCGGTCAACTTGTGAATAGTTTCGACCTTGTACGCTTGCACTTATTCCATGAGCTAGACGAGGACTCGAAGGAAGGGACGCCGGTCAATCGAAAACCTTCTCAAGTGGCGTTCATTGAATGGTTGAATTCTTGTAAAGAAGAACGATGTCAAAAGGTAAGGTTAGAACTTAAGAAATCCAATCTAAATACGTCGGCTTTTGACGATTTTGAAGATTTACCAAATGATGATGACGCTTTGTCTAGTATGGATAAGCTGCTCAATGATTTAAGTTGTAACAAAAAAGGGCAAGTCGAACCTACAACTTCGAACATAGAACGAATTATTAAAACTTTGTACAGTCACGCTTTTAGATTTGATGAATTTAGTAATCGAGCTATAAGGGTGGCAAATGTCCCCTGGCGACAAAATCAACAGTTACAATCCAACCAATTTGTTCAGTGGACTGATGAGGATTCGAATTTTTTACTATTAGAGATTGAAAAGCTTTTTGATATTAGTCTGCCGTTCTCGAAGGGGCTTCTTGTAATAGATAAGTTAATTCAAGAACAAACATTTCATCCTATAAAAGACATTATTTTAAGTAAACCTTGGGACGGCATACAGAGGGCGGAGAGCTTGTTCATTCATTATATGGGTGCAGAAGACTGCCAATACGTGCGATTAGCAACAAAACATTTTTTAACTGGTTTATTGAAGAGGTTATGGGAGCCAGGTTGTAAATTCGACGAGGCTTTGATTCTCGTAGGGAAACAAGGTGCAGGAAAGTCTTTAATTGCTTCTAAGCTTGCAATAAAAGACAAATGGCATACAGATAGTCTGACATCATTTGATACTAAAAAAGCAGCCGAGATTCTTGAGTCCAAATGGATAATTGAGCTAGGGGAACTTGCAGCTTTACGAAAATCAGAAATTGAAGAAGTAAAACGCTTCATTACCTCGCAAGTTGATAGTTACAGAGGGGCTTATTCACGTAAAGCAAAAGACGTACCTCGTAGTTGTGGATTTATCGGAACTACTAATGAAAGTGAGTTTTTGTCAGATGGGACGGGAAATCGACGTTTCATACCCATAGTCTGTGATGAAAGTAAACGGATAAAGCACCCTGGTGATTTAACAATAGATGATGTTCAACAAGTTTGGGCGGAAGTCTATGAAAATTGGTTAAAGTCTAATCTATTGAAGCCTCACTTTATGAGTAAGGAATTGAAAGAGTTAGCAGAAGAGCAGCAACGCCAGCATACTATGACGGATTCACGCCTCACAGATGTACTCTTCTATCTCAATAAACCAAGACCAATAGATTTTGATTCTAACGCATTTTGGACTAAAGAAAAGCGTATTGCGTGGATAAATCACATAAATGGCAGTGCAGAGGGTAACTATAATGATCTTTCGAGTGAGGAGCGTTATGAATGGTACAAAAATAATCATGATTATGTGCCTTATTCCGAATTTGAAGATTTTAAAGAATTAGTTATTCCGACTCGTATAAGCTCTCAAGAAATTATGTTTGAAGCACTTGGATTAGACTCGAAATCTCGAATCAGTCCTTATGAAGCCCGTGAAATCACAAAATTAATTCGCCAAACGGGATGGATTCAGGAGAGCTCTCAAGCCAAAAAACGAACGAAAGCATATGGACAAGTGAAAATATTCTCACGCCCTACGCATTAAAAAACTGCACTGAATTAGGTGGGAACTTACTCGCACTAGAAATAAGTTCCCGCTCTTAGAAAATTGGGAACACGGGAACACGTAAAAATTATAAGTTCCCGTATAAGTTCCCACCTTTGAATACAGTAATATCAACGATTCACAGTGTATTGGGAACATGGGAACTTATAAACTTATAAATTTATATTTATTAAGATTAGGCAAGATATACGCTACCTATACCGCCTAAATCGTATAAATAAAGTTTTGAAAGGGTTATAAGTTCCCACCTTAAAAAGACTAGAAAAATTTGTACTTGGGAAATTGCAAACGCCGGTGACGCCTCGCCCTATAAAAGGAGCGAAAACTATGAAAAAAACATTCAAACATAAAACAATAAGCCATCTTTCAATAGAACAAGGAGAGTTCCACCTTAACTTTACATGTCCTTGCTGCCGAACTTTAAATAGTTTACGAGTAGGCAGTAAGGCGATCAACGGCGTTAAGGATTGCGCTCACTGTAAAGAGCCGGTATTCGTTATGCTTCAGCAAAATGACCTACTTTTCCCTTTACTTTTCAACCGTGCTAAAGCTGAAAAGTTCATAACGAAAATGCGAAAGAAATCGGCTTAAATTAAAGCTACTCATGAACGCAGCGATTGCAGCCATTAAATAGCTTCGAATTTTAATTTAAGGAAGGTGAGAATATGTCAGAAGTAGATACAAGGCTCTCCATGCACGACGGCGTTACCGGTCCTTTGATGAATGTTATCAATTCCATGAATAACACCATTCGAGTAATGGAGCAACTTCACAATGCAAGCAGTAATGTAGAAAGTACTATGCGAACTATGACTAGCACTCAAAGCCATATTCGAGTAAACGACACGGCCGTCAATAGTGCCGGTGCAAATGTCCAAGAGCTCATGAATGATTTGAGTCGACTCCGGACTAATACGGATATGCAGCTCGAAGTCGACGCAACATTGAATACGAGAGCTTTACAATCGGCTCAAAATGTTATCAATCAGAATTTAAGCAGACTTCGAGAGCTCTCTACCATGATTGACGTGGACGTTAACACGCAAGACCTCGAGCGTATGCAAGACCTAATGCAACAAGCCGAGTATCGCCTTTCTGCATTGGACGCAAGAGCTCAATTCGATATGGAGTTTGATACGGCTTCAATCGAACGAACGGAGCAGCTTATCCGAGATTTAACGGGAGAGGTCGACCGTTTAGAGCGATCCGCTAACAATGCAGAGGGCGACGTTGACGACTTGGGCGAAGAAATTGAGCAGGTAGGGAACGCAAGCCAACAAGCCGGAGGGAAAGTTTCAAGCTTCTTCAAGATGTTTGCAGCAGCAGCCGGAGCCTATCTTTCCATTCAAGCTTTAACGAATGGTATGAAAAGTTTTATTGCAGCAGCTGACAACGCAACCAATATTGAGGCTCGTCTTAACCTCATTAATGACGGTATGCAAACGACGGCAGAGCTTCAAGAAAGAATTTTCGCTTCCGCCCAGGCAACGGGAGGCTCTTATACGGCTACGGCAGACGCCGTCGGAAAATTAGCGGCTCAAGCCGGGGCAGCGTTTAGCTCCAATGACGAGATTATAGCCTTTACGGAACAGTTGAATAAAACCTTCTCCATTGCAGGGACAAGCGTTATCGGCGTTGAGTCGGCCATGCTTCAATTAACGCAAGCAATGGCAGCAGGTAAGCTCCAAGGTGAAGAGTTGAACGCCATTTTAGACAACGCCCAACCGATTGTACAGAACATTGCGGACTATATGGGTGTACCCGTTGGCTCCATTAAGAAGCTCGCTTCCGAGGGGCAAATTACGGCGGACATTATTAAAAATTCCATGTTTGCAGCAGCAGAAGAAACAAACCGTAAATTCGCTGAAATGCCTATGACGTTTGGGCAGCAAATGCAAATTATGAAGGATAAAGGGCTTCGAGCTTTAGAGCCTCTATTCGGTCGATTCAATGACTTTGTGAACTCGGACGCCTTCACCGTTATGTCCAATAACATTATGGCAGGCGTAAACGTAGGTATTGCAGGCTTAACCATGTTATTTGATGTAGTTGAGTGGGGCTACGGCATGGTTTCAAGCGGAGCTCAATTTATTGCCGATACATGGGGCATACTTGGACCGATTTTCTTAACGGCAGCAGCTGCATTAACGGCATACATGACCGTACTAGCAGTTTATCGAGGTATCGCCATGGCAACGGTTGCTATTGAGGGTATTCGTGCAGCAGCTTTAGCGATTACCGGGGCTTACATGATGTTTGCAACGGGAGCTACTTTTGCACAAACGGCGGCTCAATGGGGACTTAATGCAGCTATTTGGGCTTTCCCAGGTACTTGGATTTTAGCGGCTTTCATTATTGCGATTGTGGCGGTTATCACGGCTCTCATTATTTGGGGAGAGCAAACGGCAACGGTTATTAGCTTTATTGTGGGGCTCTTTGCGGCTCTATTCACTTACATTTATAACAATGTAGCGAACGTAGCGAATTTCTTCCTTTCGTTTGCCGAGTTTTTAATCAATCTTTTCATTGATCCGGTTTACGCCATTAAAAAGCTTTTCTACGATATGGCTCAAATGGTTATGAACAATATGGCTGCTATGGGTATGCAAATTGACTCGGTAGCTAATGCAATCGGAAATGCCTTTGTTTCCGGTGCCAATATGGCAATTGGAGCAATCAATTGGATTGTGGACGCCCTTAATCAAATTCCTGGAATCGATTTAGGAAAGGTCGGAAAGCTTTCCATGAGTGGCTCAAGCGTCGGCAATAAAATTGCGAATATGGCGTCTAGCCTCGAAGCCCCAACAAGCGATAGAGGCGTTGTAAGCCTACCTCGAATGGAGCTAGGCAATTACATGGATAACGTCAATAGTGCTATGGATTGGGCTTACTCGGGCACTATGGCCGTGAGCGACTCACTTAATGGCTTGGTTGATAAAGTGCAAGGGCTTATTCCGAAAAAGAACGGACAAGAGCAGCCAGGAGCTTCACCGGGGCTTGATATGGAGAGCCTTCTAGGAAATGTACCGGCATTTAATGCGGACGGCTTGGACGGTGCCTCTAAAGGTGCAGGAGGGAAAGGCTCGAGCAATCCAACGGGCGGTAAGCTTGATAAAATCGGAAAAATCGAGGACGAGATTAACATTGCAGACGAGGACCTTGAGCTATTTAAAGAAATGGCTACGAGAGAAGCTATTCGTCAAGTGCAGGTTACCTTGAATCCTACGGTTAGACTTGAAGGCACTACGATTAATAATGATGTGGACGTACATGATGTTATCGCTAAAATTGAAAATTCAATCAGTGAAGAGGTAGCACGTTCGGCTCAAGGAGTGTATTCACAATGAGTTTAGAGATTTTACTAGATAACCGGGACGGAAATGTTTTAGAAATGCCTGTTAGCAGCGTGAATTTTAAAACTTCAAGGATAGCAAAAGCTAGTGTTCTTGAAGCCGTCTTTATCATAGAGGAGCCGTTGAAGTACCCAATTAAAAAAGGGGCAGTTATTCGAGTAAAGCACGGCTCAACGGGTATTTTTTACGGCTACGTGTTTGAATCAGTTATTAACGAGAGCTCCGAGTTGAAAGTGAAGGCTTACGACGAACTTCGTTACTTGATGTATAAAGACACTTTTGTTTTGAAAGCCATGACGGCGACGGCAGCGATAAAGTATATAGCCGGACTTGCAGGAGCTAAAATAGGAGCTTTTGAAGATACCGGCTATGTTGTACCGGCTAAAGTGGAGGACGATAAAAACGCTTTTGACGTGGTGTGCCAATATTTAGACGCAACTTTAATTGCGAATAATAGACTCTTCGTTCTCCGTGATGAATTTGGCAGCTTAATTTTGAAACGGATTGACCAACTTTTGATTGATCCGTCCGCTTGGTATTTAGGCGAAGAGAGCCTCATGTATGGCTTTGAGTTTACGGAGTCCATTGATAAGGACACCTATAACCGAATTAAGCTCGTTAAAGACGACGAGGAAACTTCGAAACGTAAGGTCTATATAGCTCAAGATTCTAGCAATATCGCAAAGTGGGGGCAGCTCCAATACTTCAAAAAAGTTGACGAGAACATGACGGACGCTCAAATTAAAGCGTCACTTGAAGCCCTGCTTGCGGTAAAAAATCAAGCTACGAAGGACCTTTCAATTAAATGTTTAGGGCATTGGGGCGTTAAAGCCGGCAATATGATTTACGTTGTTATTGAGAAAATCGGCGTTCGTGAAGCTTTTTTAGTAGAGGAGTGTACGCATGATTGGGACGGCGGCGTTCACACAATGGACCTTAAATTGAAAGTGGTGAGCTAATTGAGTAAAAAATGTGAAGCGTGTGGTCTTTATCTAACGGATCATAACACCCGTAAAATGATAGGTGAAACAAAGCAATTACTGTTATGTGTTAGTTGCTATGACGGCGTTAAGGACCTTGTAGGAAAGCCTCGAGAAGTTGTAAAGCAGGAGCTTGAGCGATTAAAAGGTGTGCCTCCTAAAAAGAGTCGACTTCAATCAATCAAAAAATGGTTTAAAGAAAAGGGGCGTTGATTATGTTTGTGGACACGCATTATAAAGATGCTGAAAATTTTATTAACCATGTTTTAAATATGCTTCCGAAGCACCCAAAGGAAAAAGATTTACGCCGTGCAATTGACCAATTGGACTACTCTAAAAACCTTTGGCAGAAGCAAATTTTTGATGATTTACACAAGCTAGGGAAGCCTTTAAAAGCTGAATTTGCAAGCACATATTCGAAAAAGCAGTTAACCGAATTAACAGAGAAGCTTTATTTGGAAAAATGTTTGTATCAACTTAAATATCTCGTTCACTTAAATATCGGTTTGCTTGATGTACAAATTAGGGGACGTCGGGACGCTTAAGCGTTGCATTAAATGGGCGTTGCGTTGCATAGTAGAAAACTTCATTTTGTCCCATGCTTTAAAGCGTGAGAGCCCTTGAGGTATAAGCTATTGTGCAACGCAAGCACCCTTGCATACCCTAACATTCGACGCAACGCTACAAAACCAACTCGGAAAGAGGTGCTCGGGCATTATGAAGGCACAACGGGACGGGCGAGGTCGTTTTTTACCAGGTAATACAGAGTCAATCGGAAATAAAGGAAACACTCACCCAAAATACGGCAACCAAAACGCTAGAAAGCACGGCTTCTTTTCAAAAGTTGTGCACGGGCAACGTATCGAAGGCGACGATTTAATATTGACCGCTTACCACAAAGGTGTAGCGATCCGTTTCCTTAAAGGCGAGTGGGAGCTTTTGGAGGACGGTTTCATTATTATCGGACCAAAAGCCGAAGCAGCTTCACATTTACTCGGCCTACCATTAAAAAAAGTAAAAATTCATTCATAAAGGAGAGAGCGAAATGCGTTCATATCGAGAAGGCAATGCTTATTTAGACAGTGTTAAAGGAGCTATCGTCAAATATAAAGAGGTGTACAAGCCAGGAGAAGCTTATAAGAAAATGCAAGAGGCTTCGGAGCACGTAAACGCTCAATTAAAGTATTGGCAGGAGGAGCAACAAGCAGAAATTAAGGCTCTTCAAGAAAAGCTTGCAGCAGCTAAACCAAAGAAAAACCGTACTATTTCGGCGGAAGAGGTTGCAGTATTAACGTACAAGGCGAACATTTTAAAGAGCCGTATTTCACAAGCAAAGGGCAATAGTGCAGCTTTGGAAAATCTAAAAGGTGAGATTTTAGCTTCGGGCGATACTCAAATGCTTCAAGCTTTCATGGATAACCTTCACGAATTTACAGAGCTTGCAATGGAAGGGAAGCCGTCTGCTAATGATAGCGATAACGCTCAAAGCCAACATGCTATGAATATGCGAAATTACCGTAGCTTCTTAAGTGGTTTACAACAAGCGGCGGAAAAAGAGCTTTTAACGGACGCAGACAAGGCCTATCGTGAGCTAGAGCAAGAAACGACTAAAGCTCTTGGGGCAATTTCTGCTCAATTCATGGCTTTAGAGCGAAATACAAAAGACCTTCAAGCAGCAATTACTAAAGAATCGTGGGGCAGCGATCACGGGCAACCGAGTGCAGGCTCTACGCCTCAAGAATCTCAATCACTTTGGAGCTAGTTGTTTATGGGGGAGAGGCTTCGAGTCTTTCCCCTCTCATTTTGCTTATTGGGAGGCAGGGCTATGGAATTTCACTATCCAACTAATGAAGAGTTGACCGAGCTTTTTACCGTTCAATTAAAAGAGGCTCGTAACATTTTAAAAGGCTCGACGAAAGCTCCTCAATTAGGTGAGCAGCAACGCTTTTTACAAGTTGTAGAGGCTCAAAAGGTATGCCGTAAAGCCGTAAATGTATTCAAGCTAATACAAGGGCGTATGGAGCTTTGGGACGAAGTAGAGCTATACAATTACCTCATTCGTGACGGTCAATCAACCAACGCCCTATTTATCAGAGTAGCCGAATGTTTGGGAAAGCTGCCGTACTATTTAATTTTTGAACTAGAGCGAGAGCCAAAGCCTAAACCTGCAATAGATATTTCCGCTAGGTTGCAGCAAAGAGGGAAATAGGAAAGCGAGGACCTTACTATGTACGATTATGAAGAAATGACACGTTATTTATTCACGGATCAGAGGCTAAAAGCGATTGAGGAGCATTATGCGAGCCGTCGCATGGAGTTGGACTCGAAAATTAAATACGCTCATTCCATTTTTGACTCAAAGCTAGGTAAGATTTATAAAGCGACTCCGGACCTGGAAAAACACGTTATTGCCTTGGAAGAGCTTGAGGCTAAATATAAGCATGACAAGCGAATTGTTGAAAAAGATAAGGAAATTTTTAAAGAGGCCCTTTCCCTGCTCTATCCAAAAGAGCGTAAGGCTTACCACAAATGGAAGCAAAGCGGCTTTGTAATGGATAGGGAGGTAGCTCCGGTTTTAGCAGCTTGCTTGAATCATGTCATTACGGAAAAGAATTGGCGAAGAAAAACACTATGTGCTATATGAGTTAAAGGGACGTACCTGCTAAATGAAGGGCGTCCTTTAGCAGTTTGTGCAGGATATTTTGTAATAGGGTAGAAGTAAGTAAGTAGAGAGGAGGCTACCACAAAATTGTGGGCACGTATTATATGAATCGAATATCTCATAGCTCCAATCTTTATTGACTATTATAGGAGAGCTGAAAATTCAGCCGTCCTCTTACTTTAGCAGTTTAGAAGTTGCAGAGATGGTTGGACGTGAACATAAAGAAGTTTTGCGTGACATCCGCAATGTTATTAGCCATTTAGGAGGACAGACCAAAATTGAGCAGTCCTATTTCATTGAAACATCTTACACAAACAGTCAAAACAAACAACAACCTTGCTACCAATTAACGAAAAAAGGTTGTGAGCTTTACGCTACTCGCATGACCGGCGAAAAGGGTACGCAGTTCGCCGTAGCTTACATTGAACGCTTCAACGCAATGGAGCGGCAACTCAAGCAGTTCCCAACAACGCCAAACATTGAACAGTTTGAAATGCACTTGATCGGCATGAAATACTCGGCTGACATTTTACGAGTGGACGAGCCTTCTAAAATACGAATGCTTACGGACGTACACAAGGCTCATGGCGTACCGACCAATCATTTACCGCAGTATGTTGAGGAAGAGTTGAAAAAGTCGCTCACGGAGCTGTTGAAAGCTCACGACGTACCTTTAACGGCAGCCAAAGCAAATACCAAACTCATTGAATTAGGCTTACTTGAAATTAAAGAGCGACCGAGTACAAAAGGCGGTCTACGAGAGTTCAAATCTTTAACGGAAGCAGGACGATATTACGGCGATAACGCTATTAGTCCTCGCAACCCAAAAGAAACGCAACCTCTCTACTATCCTTCTAAATTTAGCGAACTGCTAAAGCTATTAATCTAGGAGCGTGAAGGCAATGTCAAAACTATTCTATACGACGCATGAAGTCAAAGAAATTTTAGGTTTAGGCTCTTTACGAACAGCTCAAGCGAGAGTGCAGGCGTTAAACGAGGAGCTTAAAAAGCAAGGCTATTGGACGGAGCGAGGCAAGATTCCGATTGCCTTCTTCCATGAAAAATACCCATACATTGAAAAGCTTAATCAAGAATAAACAGTATGAGGAGTGGTGTTATGTACGATAAGAAAGTATTTCCCATTGATCCGGAGCTAGTGAAAATGCATTCAAGATTACCCGTTTTATTGGCCGAGCTTTCTCATAAGAATGAGGAGGCAGCTCTTGAGCTTTTACGAGCTTGGGGAGAGCATACAAAGCCAATAAGGCAATTATATAAAGAGATTAACAAGTATTTAAACGAAGAAAAATGAATTGAACAAGACAAAAGCACCTACTCAATTATGAACGGGTGCTTTTGTTTTTGGTCGTGTGACCGTATAAAATTAAAGACCGCAATCAAGGAAACCTTGAAGGGTAGTATTAGTATGCTTACTTCTATTACATCTTAAACAAAATTAAAGTAAATGTCAATAGGCGTAACTGTTCGGAGTTATTCCATTAATTTTTTCTTCATGCTTGACCCTAAAAATCGTGCTACCATTTTATTGTCAATTTCGTCTAGCTGCTCATTTGTCAGTCGGTGAATAGTGCTCGGTTGAATCCGCATTTTACTAATCGTTGTAATCTGTCCTAGTAATGCCTCTACTTTGTTATCGTTCAAGCTTTCAATGACGCCTAAATCCGCATCTAGCTTATGTACTGTTTGCCCTTCTTTTACAGATGAAAGAGGCACAACAACGACGGATTTTGCTCGAGCACTGTCTTTATGTAGAATGACGGCTTTATGATGTCCGCCATATTCCGCCCCGATATTAAATCCGAAATCAACTTCTACAACCATACCTCGCTTATATACGAGATGTTTCGAATAATCGTAAGTTTCTTCATTGCGTAAATAATCGTTATGGCGATCTAACCAATGAATGAAAATTCGTTGCTTCTTGACTTGGAATGATTGGACGATAGTTTTCAAATCTTCTAATTTTTCTTTTAGTGTATCAAGTATTGTCATAAGCCCACCCCGTAACTATTAAATTTTTTCTCCTTCTTCTAATACAAAATATGATTCAAAGCCTACATTTAAAGCAGCGGCAATTTCTTGTAACTCTTTCTCGGAGAAATTATCTCGCTTCATTTTATTGTGTAAGTTTTGGCGAGTTTGGCCTAATGCATCGGCTAGATCACTCATTGACATATTCTTTCTGCCGAGAATTATTTTGATTTTTTCACTAGTAGTTAGTTCCATAATAACACCTTCCTTTTTATTGATTATAACACTAAACGCTTTACTAAATATACTAAAAAGTGAATATGTAAAATAAATAGTTTACAAAGTACATTTTGAAGTGTACAATAAAACCAATTAATAATAGCAACTGTGCCAAAAACGACTTGCGATATGTCGGACTGCTTCATAAAACGAGAAAAGTGTAGCACGTTGTTAATTAAAGATAGGGGGTAGAGTTATGGAAGTCAAAGAGTTACTTACTCAAATTCAGCAGCAGTACAATGCTTGGAAACTTGAGCGGGATCAAGAGGAAATAGTTACAGATATTTCAGATGTGCAACAATTCTTAGCTGCGTATATGTACGATTATGTTATTGAATTTGTGAAGGACGTAAAAAACCTTCAATCATTTACGGTCGGCATTTACGAGTTAGAAAAACAATTTTCGTTAGGAGTATCGTTAAGCAGGTATAAATCAATATTTGAGTATTTAGACCTATTAGAAGAGCCGTTTAGAACGGGCCGACTATCTGCTCTTATGAGTGAAATGGAGCGAGAATTTAATATTCCTATGCTAAATAATGAGCAGTTTAATCGTGAAAATATTGGAGTAATGGAGCTGTATTGGAGTATTTCATCGGATAGAGATTTATAA